TGTTGAATCATCTCCAGCATTGATTGTTGAATCATCTCCAGCTTTGATTGTTGAATGCCATCCAGCATTGATTGTTGAATCATCTCCAGCTTTGATTGTTGATTTCCCTCCAGCATTGATTGTTGAACCACCTCCAGCATTGATTGTTGAATAATCAATTGATCCAAAATCTAGAACCAGATTATCCTCATCACTTGAAAATGTTTTGGCTTTTTCGTCCCATTGAAATTTAGTTAAATCTAAAGGTTGACCATTTTTAAAAACTCTTGTTTGTATTTCTGACTTGTTCATATTTTTATATTTTTTTAAAGGTTGGTAAGGTTGGTAAAAGGATAATATTTGTTTCTTTCGGGTTTTCTTCAATCGCAATATACTTGGTTTTATCACCCACAAAATCAATTTTTATTGGTTGGTCAATCAATTCTCCTTTGTGAAAAATTTTAGGTTTTGATCTGCCAAGGCAAGGTTGAGTTCTTTCCTTCTTTCCATCGTAGCATTGCAACCAAATCTCCTTTAAGTTTTTAGCAATCCACTTCCCATCTTCTTTGTTGTCGTTGGTTTCATCAATCGCCCAAGCTATCTTGCCAATACCCCCATAAACTTCAACGCAGGCGTTAGTTGTTGGATTATCAAACCAAACGGAGTTGCCGTAGTAATAACTTGCATAATCAAGAATTCTAGCCACTTCTAAAGCCGCTATCGTGTCTATTGACTTTGTTTTTTGTCCTGTTAAAAATCCAACCCATTCAGAAATTGGGGGTTTCCCACCAAAGCCATAATTTTTATTCCATTCTACGGCTGGAATATCCATCACTTTGTTAAATCCACCAGATAAATCTTTGTCAGGAACTTCTTTACATCTTTCAAATAATGACTTTACCCAGTCTATGCTTGGCAGTGATAAACCCCTATCTTCAAAAATTACGAATAATCTTGTTGCAAATTCTTGGTTATTCATCGTTTCCCCCTGTTTCATTAATGAATTGGCGTAAAATTTCTTTGTTGTGGTCGGTCTTGGTTGGTTTTACATGTTGATATTGAGAGAATTTGGACGCTTCTTGATCTTTTGGTTTTTCCCAAGTCCTAACACTAGCTTTCCAATCTTTCATTTTCGACTTTCCAATCATCCATCCTTTTGATTCATAAAAATTTAAGAATTTATTTGCATCAACATTGTTTGATCTTTCTTGGCAATAGTTTTTAACTTCTTCTAAAGTTGGGGGGGTAAAACCTTTTTTATTATCATTGTTATCATTGTTATCATTGTTTGTATGTGTATCGTTTCCTGTTTCGTCTGTTGTCTTTTTGTTATCCTTTTTGTTGTTTCGTTCTTGATATAAATTATAATTTATTACTTCAATAATATTGATTTTATTGCTTGTGTGTTGTTTTATTTGTTGTTCCGTTTGAAGCAATTTTAAAAATCTTCTTACCTTGTTTCTTGACCACTTCCATCTTTTGCTTAGAGAATCTTCACCTCTCGCTAATTGACCCCTCTTAACATCAATTTTTATTCCACGCAAAAAAAACGAGCTTTCCTTGTGATTTGCCAAGAATAATAAATCAATCCACGCTTGGGCTTTGGAAAAAGGCTCTGACAACCAAAGCCAGTTTTCCTGTAATTTTCTATCGAGAATTATAAATCCTGTGTTCTTTAAATTATCTTTCATAAAGGACTTACCCTATTAACTTCCCCATTTCCCGATAATTCATTTATTTTTTCTTCATAAGTCGCTTGACTTTGAGAAGAATAATCAAAACCAATTCCCTTATCAAATTCAATATTAAATAATGTATAATAAATAGACTCTTCATCTATAAAATCATCATCAAGATCAAAATGTCTGACAACTTTTTCTAAAGAAAAATCAAGATAATTACCAACCAATAGTAAGCAAAAATTTCTCTTTCTTTTTATTTTGGAAGTTCTTATATGTGATTTTATGTCTTTGTAAAATCTTAAATAAGATAATCCTTGAATAAGACCGTAAGCATCTAAATTTGCTTTTTGTAGTTCGATTATAACCCAACATTTTGATCTTAAGTGATAAGCCAAAATGTCAATTATTCCAGCGGGCGGGATATTAACTTGACGAGCGATAAATTTTAATCCTAAATATTTTTCTAGGTTCTTGCCTTTACAAAGGAAGCCTTCTAATTCTTTTTCTGAAAATGTGATTTGCATTGCCGCACGATTTGATTTTGGCGGGATACAGCGTGCGGGCCATACCCCATAAAAAATTTGATTTGAACTTTCCGCACAAGTTAAAAGTATATTATAGGCTAAAAATTAGAAGTCAATCAAAAATTTTCTTGATTGGTTTTGGTAATAAAACCTTTTTTTAGCTTTTATAGCTGCCTTTTTTTTATCAATAATTTCTTGGCGAGCTTTTGCTTTATTTTTTTTATAATCTTGATCAACATTTAGTTTTTCTTCTTTTCTTTTTTTCATTTGTAAAATATGTTTATTATCACACTCCCAGCATACAATAGACACTTCAAGTGGAACATTTGAGGCCGCTATCAACTTTTTGCAGTGGATACATTTATATTCAAAACGACTTTTCATAATTTGCTAATTTAGTTTTAATAATATTGATTTTTAATAATAAATAATAATTTTATGCGCCATAGTCAACCCAATTCAAATCCAAAATATAACAAATCACTTCATCAAATTTTGCAGTTTGTATAAATCCGTTTTTCTGTAAAATCTTAATACTGGCTAAGTTGCTATCTTCAACTTGTGCAATTAGCTTTGTTATTCCTTTTAGGCGGCAAGAGGCAAGATATTTTGGCAATTCTTCTGACATTATCCGCTTGCCCCAATTACTTTTGTCAAAGATTTTGTATTCAATATTTGGAAATTGCAAACCTTCATAATTGCATAAAAATATTTGTCCAATTTGTTGGTCGTTTCTGATAATGTCATGAGCTAAAAAAATTCTATTTGTCATTAAGAATTGTTATTTAGCTGTTGTTGAAGTTTGTAGTCCTTTGTTTTTTCTAGCATATCTTGATTAAAAATATTGCTCTTTTCTGATTCTTCATTTAAGGAGAACGCAAACCAACCTTTACGGCTTACCTCAAGTTTGGCGGCTTCCTGATACAATTTTTGTAATTTCTGCCAATCTTCCAATGACTTTTCTTCAAATGACTTTGTTTTAAAAGCTTCTTCAATTAAGTCGATAAGTATTTTATTTTTCATATTAGTTTTTGTTTAAAGTTAAAATTAATTGTTAATATTCCAAGTATCCAAAATTGAGTTATAAAACTTTTCGGATTCTGCATCCTTTTGAGTTAAAAACTCAACTTTGTATATTTTTGAATCGTGCAATTGTTTAATGCAGAAAAAAGCCATTAAAACAATTATAATCAATAATTTATTCATATTTTTATTTATTTGAGTTGATCAATAAATTGTTTTGCAACCCGCTTAAAACGGCGGGCCTCTCTTAAATTGTAAAGGAATTTATTTATAAGTTTTTTCATAGTTTTAGTTTTTAAATTCAATTGTTATTTTTTTTCATATTTTTTTAGTTGTTTAATTCATTTAAATAAAGAGACATATAACTTTGACCTCTTTCTAAAAATCTATCAGTTTTAATAAATGCCAACACTAGCTTTTTTTTAAACTCTTGATCTTTGTTAGGAAATTTTGCCTGAACAAAATCCATTACTTCTTCTAAAGCTAGATGGCAAGCCATTGTTGCTATTGCTTCTTTACTAAATTTTCCTTGATTTTTAATTTTCATATTTTTTTAGTTTGTTAAGTTGTTAATACGGATAATTAGCAAATCTCTTTCTTCTTTAAGAGAATTTTGTTTTTCTGTTAAATCGTTAATTCTTATGGAATTTAAAGATTCAATTTTGTATAAAACAGAAAGTTTTACATCAATTTCTTTAATGTCTTGTCTTACTAATTCTAATTTTTTATTTAAATTTGTTCCAATTTCCATATTTTTAAAGGGTTGTTTTTCCAAAAAGAAAAATATTAATTAAATTTCTGTCCCTAGTAGTTAATTTTTCACTAATCAAAAAAACATTACCCCCAAACTTTTTATAATTTTCAATCAACCATTTATAAATTTTCTTACCCCAGTTATTGGTGATTTTTTGGAAGATATACGGGCTAGTAGGCTCCCCAAAAACTGTCATTAAGCCGCATTCTATTCTTGTAAAAATTTTTCCGTTTAAAAACTCTTTTCTTAGATTTTTGGCATTTTTAAAGCAATAAAGGTCTTTCCAATTTGTTTTGTGTGTTTCATAGCAAGTTCCATTTAAACCCAAATTCTTCTGGTCGTTTTTTTCAAAATAGGTATAAGTGAGGCATTGATTATGTTGATTAACAAGGGAGAATTGTTTTTTTATTTTCATATTTTTTTTATTAAAGATTATAACTGAAGCGGTTTTTATATATTAATAGTAAATTGTTTTAATTGCAAGAAAAAAATAACAATTTATTAAAATAAATTTGAAGCCTTTAAATATAAGCCTCAAAAGGTTTTAAACAAAGCCATCAGATATTTTAACTAGCTTTTTATAATAAACAATAGTTAATTGTTTGTTAATTCAATATTAACACGCTCTCCAGTTTTAGTGTAAATATACTGCCTTGCCCTGCCAGCTTTTTTGTTGCTTTCGATAATCCTCAAGATTAAATCAATAGTGCTATCCTCTTCAATTAAAGCGGTTTCCCTATTAATTTTATAAAACTCGCTGCCTTTTTTTAGCTGTAATTTTTCGCAAGTCTCAAGATAATTTCTGGTAAAAAATATGCCTAAGAATTGCTGGCTAACAAATTTTTGATTTTCTTTATTGATTAGATATTCACCAGCCAAATTTTTAAACTCAAAAGAAAAAATCCTCGGTTGATTGTAAAATATATTGCCGCCATCAATTAGATTTTCTTTGTAAAGCATTAAATCAATTTTGCTAAAATTTGTTTTTAAAGCTTCTAAATTTTCTTTGATTCGTTCACGATTTAAAATTCTATATGCTGCGTTGTAAGCTCTTATTTTTTCTTTATTCATTTTTCTATTTTTTTTAAGTTAATAAATTTGGCGGATTTTTACTTGTCCGCCAGCAAGTTAAATTCTACAAGGCATAATCACGCCAAGCCCGAAATCGTTTTCAATCAAGGCCGTAGATTCCCTGCTTATAAAGCTCATTTTGAAATTGTTGAAGGTTTTACAAACTCTCAAAATTTGCCCTGCTTCAAAAGCTGTCAAAAATTCTTCCCCGCCGCAATCAATAGACGCTTTCCCTGATTTACTTTCTAACTCTAATTTTTCCCCAAATTTAAATATAATCGTTTTGAATTTTTCCTCTGGCTCTATTTGCTTGATTGCTTCACTTAATTTTTTACCATCAATTTCATATTGAAAAACTTTTTCGCCTTTTGGGATAATTTTTTCATATTCAGGAAAGTTGCCGTCAATTAATTTGGAAATTAATTCATAACCTCCGCTAGATATTTTGATTTTGGATTTATCGCAACCAATTTTTAAATTCCCTTCAAAAACTTTTAAAATCGTCTTAACCGTTTCCCGTGGAATAATGCAATTAAGTTTTAAATCACTTTTTAGGATAGTTTTTAGCAAAATATGCCCATCAGTCGCTACAATCTCCAAATTATCGCCCACGCTCTTTAAATTCGCTCCGTTCAAATAATATCTTGCAGGGTTTTTTGCAATTGCTTCTTTAACAAAATCCAAAGCACCAACCAGCCCCGCCACCTCTCCCAATTCTGGCAAATCACCGCTTAAAATTGGAAAATCGCTAAAATAGCCAGCCTGTAATTTCAAAAAAACTTCACCAGCTTTGATTGTTGCAACTTCTTCCAAAATTTCTATTTCTAAAATTCTTTCTTTTGTTTTTTTGCATATCGCTAGCAAGCCAACGGCATCAATACAACCCTCGCCCACCTCTAAAATATTGCAAGTCAGGCTAGTTTTCAAGGTTTGATCTTTATTGCTTGCCATTAGCTCAATTGTATCTTTTTCCCAAGTTTTAAATCTCACCATTTTTAAAATTGGTGGATTTACCCGCTTTTCAATTACTACGCTTAAATTTTCAAGCGCAGTTTTTAGATTTTTTGTTAAAATTGTTATTTTCATAAATTTTTTTTAGTTTGTTGTTGTTAAAAGTAAAAGCTCCTAGAGCCAAATATTTTGATTAGTTTTTTTTAAAAAAGGGCTTTCTTGATCGTTGCAAAGATTTTTTAACTCTTTAATAAAATTACCTAAATCAAAACCATCAATAATTTTTGCATCATTACCCCGACTAAATGAAATTACCAAAAAATCTTTGTGGTTTAAAATATTGTGTTGATATTTCCAGTCATATTTCAAGATTCTATCTTTTAACCATTTTATGGTGATTTTTCGATGATTAATTTGCTTCTCAAAAGTTCCTAGTTCGTCATTTAATTCGATTTTAAGAGTTTTTCTAATTGTCATATTTTTAGATTTTTTTAGTTGATAAAAGTTTTTCCCCGTTTTTATGTAAAAAATTTTTTATTGGCGCATTTATATTTTCATTATCAGCCGCCCAAGTAAAATCATCATAAATAATAACCCAGTTGCTGTGCCAATCATCAGTATTTACAACAAATTTCTTGCCCCTTGTAGTCTGCCATAATTCAAGCGTTTGTTTTCCTGCTTTTTTTAAAATCAATGTTTCTGCATCAGATTTTAAAACTTTTAATTCTGATTTTTTCATAATTATTTTTGATTTTTTTTAGTTATTTAAATTATTATTGAATTAATGCCAAAACTTCCAACTCTTTCTCATTAAAAAGTTTTTGCATGTTTAAAAACTCCCTACAAACTGATTTATAAATCTTCTCCGCTTTTCTTGAGTCTTCATCATATCCAAAATCGCCGCAAAAGTTTTCAAAAGTTCCAACCCCGCACTTCTGAAGACAGGATAAAATTTGATAAATGGTAGGCTCTTTTGCGTAGTCTTTTATTGATTGCCCAAACTTAAAAGAGAAAGATTTATTATTTCTTGACAATTTGATTTTAAAAATATGCCTTTGCGATTTGTCGCCTGCAAAATGATAATCATATTTCAGCCATTCTCTTTTAATTCTGATTTTCATAGTATTGGCCGCCAATTCCGCCGCTTCATTGTAATTTGATTGATTGTTTAAATTTTCTATTTTTTGTTGTAGGTTTTCCATAATTTTAAAGTTTTAAAGTTGTTTGAGTTATTAATAGTTGCTAATTCTCTTATTGATTTAGAGGCCTGTTCCAAGTTGTAAGATTGGATAACAATGCCGCCGCCGTATTGTTTGTTATTAAATCTCTTGCCTCCTATTTTTTTAGCAATTTTTAAAGCCTCTTCATATGTTGAAGCGAGATCTAAAAAATGGAATACATAACGAGGATTACCATTTGAATCATTATCAATTCTTTTGAAGGTTATTGGTTCTGCAATTTTCATAATTTGTAATTGTTTGTTGTTGTTAAAAGTTTTTAAATCTTTAGTGATTATAAATCTTTTTTTGATTGTGTCAAGTAAATTGTTTATTTATTTAGAAATAAATTTACTTGGTAAAGCCTTTAAATGCAGGCTTCAAAAAGATAATCAAAAAAGATTAGAGTTATAATAGGGTAAATTGTTTTACTTGTCAACTATTTATTTAATAAAAATTCAATTTTATTTTTAGGGATGAAATAATTAATTTTTTATGTAGGAAAATGAAAGTAAAATAACAGCCTTTACAGCCTTTAATTTAAAGGTCAAAAGGGTTATATTATCTTTTTAATTATGTAAGAAAATGCTTGACTTTAAGGAAAATGTAGGAAAATGTAGGAAAATAGATTTTTTTATTAATCAAGTAAAATAAACAATGCCACCAAAAAAATACAAGACTGAAGCAGAGCGAAAAGCGGCAAAGCGTGCAAGTAATAGGGAGTCAATAAGAAAAATAAGAGGAACCGAAAAAAGGGTTACTATAAAACAGAAAAGATTTGCTCAATTATTACCTACCGCAGTTAGTGCAACACAGGCGGCAATTAGTGCGGGATATAGTTTGACAAGTGCAGCAGAGAGTGCAAGCGAGAATCTTAAAAAGTCTAATGTAGTGGCTTTAATTGAGAAAGAAGAACGCAATCTTAGGGAGCATTTGAACGCAAAAGGACTTGATGATGCAAATATTTCACAAAGAATAAAAGACTATTTGGATTTCAACAGCGAAGTAGTAGAGAGGGGTGGAAATGAAGGTGGGAGAGTGGTTAGGGAAATGCGTGACTCAAGAGGAGTTGCTACAATGATTAGTAATGTTGTTAAGTTCAAAGGATCAAGCTTGGAGAATACCAATAACATTATTATAGAGGTTAACGCAGATACAGCTTGGCTGGCAATCAAGTCATTAGTTAAGAAGCTAAACAAAGAGCAGTTGCGAATGGTGATTGATTCTTGCGAGGCTTTATTGTCAAGTGATTGCGAAGTTGTTAGGTAACTGGAGCCTTTAGTTGATTGGCTTGATGGTGGTTGCATAATCTACATTATGTAAAATAAGCAGGTATTTATTGGGTTGATTGGTGCGTATGATTGGACCCCCTATGTTTGAAAAGCCGAAACACCCCCCTCTCCTATATGCAATATACACCCAATAGATATTTATAAATTTTTCCAGACCAGACCTAAATATTGATGAATACCCACCCCTATTCCAAAATCAGTTTTTTAACTAATTTGAAAATAGAATTTCAGTTTAATATTTTTTAGAAATTTTTTGAGTTTGAGGGTGGAGTTTTTGGAAGATTTAAAAAAGAAAGAAGTTATCTGGATAAAGCTGCCTCCAGTTTGTTTGTTTTTGCGGCTTCTCTTCCGAGAAATGCTAGCTAGTTAGCTGCCTCCCCCTTGAATTCCCCCATTGTTTGAGGATTTTGTCAAGTATATTTCTTTTGTTTTGTATTTGTCAATAGTCTTTGTTTCCTTTATTTATATGGCTCTATGGCAATAATAGTTTGTTATCACTAATTAATTTGACTATTAGTTCGTGGTAAATATTATTAATTTATCCCCAAATAAAACCGAAATTTAAATCTACGCTATATGTCAAAATTCAAAATCGTCCTACTTAGAAATAAGCAATGTCTCTCATTAGAAAAAGCTGTTAATATCAAACTACAAGAATTTCCTAATTTTTTTGAAAATTATTCAGAAAGTGGCGTTCCAATGAACGGAGAATTATTTATAGGAACTGATTGGAATAACTTAACATATTTGGCAATAAAAGAAAAGGCTGATGTAAATGATTTTCGCCCTGAAGATATTTTAGGTTATTTTAATTTAAGCGTTAAAAAGCCAAGTCAGACCATAGAACAATTATGTTTAATATCTTTCTGTAAAGATATGAATTTAATTTGTGAGATTTTTGGGAAAATTCTTGATTTACTTTATGATATTTACTCAATAAAAACTATATTTTTCTATGGAATGGAAGGAGAAATTACTCATAGATTATTTGAATTAGTAATGTCAAATCAGAAATTGAGTGATAAATATTTCTCTAATTGGTCTGGTAGATATATTGGATATAAAACTAATCAGGCTGTAAATCAGAAAAATATCACTAAGAATATTCACTTATTTGAGATATTAAGAAGATAAAATTTAATTAAATATGAGCGACTTTGAGGAGAAATTAACCGAGTTGGTATCGAGTAAATAAATTCGTGTGAAGATGTAATAGATTCTTTATCTGATTTACAAGCTAGTCTTACTGGAGCTTTAACTTTAGTAATTATGGCTTTGAAAGCTGAAGGCGTAGATTATCCACCTGAAAGAGTTTGTTTGGATATTAAGAGGGTTATAAAAGAATTCCCTTGCAAATAAGTTAAAAACCTTTATTAAATTAGCTTTATTTCACCATAATAAAGATTTATGTTCCAAAAAGTTCTAAGTAAATTTGGCTATGAGAAAAAAGGTGCTTATGATGCACTGATGATTGGAGACTACTACGATTCATTTTCTTTTTCTGCTAATCCTTCTGTTGGTTTAAGATACTACTCACAGATAGCTCCTGTTGGTGATGCTATTGGAAAAATTGCTTCTGAGGCTTCAGCTATTAGGCTTTTACCTTACGAAGAGAGCGAGGAAGGTTTAGAACCCGAACAAGATAATGCTTTTGTTAAGAAGTTTTCCAGACCAAACTTCCAACAAACAGGAATAGACTACCGCAAAGAAGCTTTTATTCATTACCTCGCTACTGGAAATAATTATATTTATCTTTCAGGAGTTCTTAACGCTGATGGAACTAAAATAATCTACCAACCAAACGAAGTTTTTAATCTTCGTCCCGATTTCGTCACCGCTGTTGCAGGATCAAATGGCTATGTGGACCATTACTACTATACATCAAATGGAACGCAAAGATATTTCACAAAAAGATTAATTCGTAACTTCAATAATCAATTGATTGAAGCTTTCGTTGATGATAAATTCGGAGTTCTTGTACACTTCAAAGAGCCAAGCACAAATCCTATAAACAATTGTCTTTACGGAGACTCACCTCTACAAAGTGTAGAGTTGGAAATGAACCAGTATTTACAAGCTTCTGTTCATAATACCAATTTGCTAAAAAATGGGATGTCTTCCAAGATGATGTTTTCTCCCAAAGAAGGAACAACAATGCCAACCCAAGATCAATTAGAAAAAAGTAGACATTATATTAAAAATAATTTCTGTGGCGTAAATAATACTGGAAATGTTTTATTGATGGGAATACCATTTACTGCCGTTCCTTTGGATATGAACCTTAAAGATATGGACTTTGAGAAGTTAATGCGAAGAATGAGGGTTGCTATTTATAATAATTTCAATGTTTCTCTTCCATCCGTTGAAGGTGAGTTTGCGGCTGCTGCGTCCACTAAAGAAGCTAACCTTTATTTTTATGATAAGGCTATTTTACCTCTTTTAGACAAGTATTGCGACTTTTACTATCATTTTATCTACCAAAATTTCTACCCACGAGAAGAAATAGTCAAGATTGGTTATGATAAGTCCTCCATTATGGCTCTACAAGTTCGTATGTTTGAATCAATTTCCACCCTTAAAAAGGGCGGTGTATTTACAATTAATGAAATTAGGAAGTATATGGATCGCCCTAAGACTAATGTTGGTGGAAATGCAGTCTATATTGATGGAAACCAAGTTGCTGTTGCAGGTGATGAGGGTGAAAACTTTGGTGTTGCTGCTAATGGTATGAGTCAAGGTATTGGAGAAGAGGACGATGTCGAGGAAGAAGATATGGAAGAAGAGAAATCACTTAGTTTAGTTCCAAGTGAAAGAATGGCAAGAAATGCTGCTCGTGGATTAGAATTAAGAGAAAAATACGGCAGAGGTGGCACTTCTATCGGAGTTGCAAGAGCTAATCAGTTAAAATCAAGAGAAAATCTTACCCCTAAAACTATCGGAAGAATGGTATCTTACTTTGCTAGACACGGAGTAAATGAAGGAAAAAACAAAAAACCTAACGGCGAACCATCAAATCATTACATTGCTTGGATGCTTTGGGGCGGAAACTCTGGTAGAAGCTGGGCAAATTCTAAATGGAGACAAATTCAAAACGCAAAAGGTTAATTTTCTTCACAAATTGTCTTAGTTATTATTGTCGAGGCATTACAATCAGGACATTTTTTAAGATAATCCCCATTCTTGAGATTAAGACTTTTTAATTTTGGGTGAGTAATTTCTTTTACATCAAATGTCATAAGAAATTTATCTTTTGACCTGCTAAGTTCGTGACCATTACTACAAACAAATTTGACTAAGTTTTTCATACATCTCCAACTTTTTTAAGTTTTTCAAGGCAAATAGCTTTAATTTTCTTATTACTCCAATACTTATTGACTTGCACATCAAGCATTTTAGCCCAATTTAATATGTTTTCACGAGTTAGATTATACATTTTCTCTTCTAGTTTTAATTCTTAATTTCTTTTCTTTCGGACTTAATGTGAAGTCTGCCATAATAAAAGCTTCCGCAGCATTTTTTTCAATTTCATCAATAATAGAAATATTTTTCTTTACAGCCTCAATTATTCCAAATTCTAGGGAATTATCTATACGATAAGGCGTTTGACAGAAGGATTTATGAGTTAAATCAATAACAAACTCACCCATACAGCCAATTTGAACAACCAACTTCTTTAGAGTTTCTTCTGAAAATGAAACATAATTAGGTAATTCTGTTCTAGCTTGACACATAACTAAACTGATATTACAGAAATATTCTAAACCAAAGCTAGTGAATGTTTCTAATTTATATTGGGTTTTCATAATTTTTATTTATTTGGTTGCGGAGGGTGGAATTGAACCACCTACTTTTTGCTTATGAGGCAAATAATCTGCCAATGATTTACTCCGCAATGGTATCAACTCTTAGAATCGAACTAAGTTCAACAGTTCTTCAAACTGCCGCTATGACCACATCAGCTAAGTTGACTAAATTGTTGCCCTCACCCAGAATCAAACTAGGAACTAATGCTTACAAGGCAATCGTTATATCACTTAACTATAAGGGCTTTTTAGGATATGCTTTCTCTAATAATTCAAGAACCACATAATAAATCTTTTTAATCCCAGTTTTTTTAAAGTTTTTCCAGCTATTTTTATTAAGACCAATATATTCCATAAAAGCATCTCTATTGGGTTCTTTTATTTTACCTTGTTTATGAAGAATTGGGAAAAATCTATCAAATTTTTTTACAAAAATAAACTCTTCTGATTTTCCTGTTCTTGCCATAAATTAGTAGTTTGTTATTACCAATAGTAAATTTATCTTGCTAAGAAATTAAAAGCAATGTTTATTTAAAATAATTTCAACCATATTCACCACTTATGGACATAAACTATAAACAATTCACACTAGAGATTAAAAGCCTGCAAGAAGATGGTTCTTTTGAAGGATATGTTGCCGCATTTAACAACATTGACTTTGGAAACGACATCTTTGACGCTAAAGCCTTCTCCGAAGAACCAGCTGGAAAGTTTTATCCTCTCTTAGCTGATCACGACACAAAAAAACCAATTGGAAAATTTAGAATTGAGCCTGACCAATACGGTCTTAAGATGGTTGATGCTAAATTTAACCTGATGCGTGATCCAATCACTCAGAATTATCTAGTTCCTAACGCTGCTGAAAAGTATGCAAATCTTAAAAATGGTGATATTTCTGGCTTCTCCGTTGGTTATGGCGTGGATCAGAAAGACTGCGAGATGAAAACTATGGACGGAAAAAGATGCCGAGTTATTAAAAAGTCTAAACTTATGGAAGGTTCAGTAGTTACTTTCCCAATGAACGACAAAGCAAGGCTTACTGCAATTAAATCTATGATTGAAGACCTAGACGAAGCAGAAAAAATGGAAATTAACGACATTTTAAATTCTGAAAAACAAGATAAAAACTTAAGTGAGATAAACTCTCTTAAAGATATTGAAACAACTTTGAAAGAAAGTGGGTTTTCTAGTAAGGAAGCAAAGACACTTATTTCAAAAGTAAAAGAATTTTCCAAAAAAGATCAATGTGATGTTGAACTTGAGGAAAGTATTAAAGCGTTGCGTGATGCGGCGGATCAAATTGCGTTTAGCAACATATTAACTTCGCTTAAAAGCGGAATAAATTTTAATTAAATAAATATTATGAAAGATTTTTCACCACAAAATCTGATGGAAGCTGTAAAAGCTCTCCAAGAATCAGTAAGAACTAACAATACAGAAGTTACTACACAAGTTACTTCTTTTATTGAAGCTCAAGAAAAGAAAAACCAAGATTTGGTTAAAGAACTTGAAACTGAGAAAAAAGCTCGTGTAGAGTTTGAAAATGAAGCAAAGGCTCGTGAAGCTATTTTACTAAGAGCTGATTACAATGGTAAATCAGAAGAAGGTAAAGCTGAAATGAAGGCTTTTGATGCTTTTTTAAGATCAGACATTAAAGGTATGTCAGAAATTGATAAAAAATATCTTCGCACTGACTCTTTAATTGATGGCGGTGCTTTAGTTCCTGAAGCATTCTCAACTGATATTACTAAGAAAATTACTGAAATTTCTAATTATAGCAAGGTCATTAATTTTATGAAAGTTGGTGCTAAAACCACTAGACTTCCAATTAGAAATACTCTTTTGACCGCAACTATGGTTGGTGAAGGTAAGCAAGATAGTCTATCTAATTCTAAATATGGTGAACAGCTTTTGACTTTGAAAAAAATGCAAGTGACTGTTCCTGTAACTATTGAAGAATTACAAGATGCTGGCGTTTCTATTGCTGACCAAATTCAACAAGATGTTGCAGAAGCATTCGCTGTTCTTTTGGGTGAACAAATTACCAATGGAACTGCTAGTCCTACTCAATTGCAAGGTTATATGGCTTCTGGTGTAGTTACTCAAGAATTAAATTCTGGCGTAGCTGATGCAATCACTTGGAGATCAATGACTCTTTTAACTGGTCAATTGAAAACTGGTTATAATCCAATCTATGCTTTCAATCGTTTAACTAGAGCTACTTTGTTGGCTCAAGAAGACGGTGTTGGTAAACCATTATGGCAGCCTGGTAATCTAGTTGCTGGTATTCCAAATACTATCAACGGCTTTGCTTACCTAGAAGTTCCTAACTTACCTGATATTGCTGCTGGCACTTATCCAGTTGTTTTTGCTGACTTCGCAAGAGGTTATGCTGCTGGAACTGGTATGGATATGAGAGTTATTAGAGACGAAGTTACTCAAAAAAGAGAAGGCATCATTGAATATACTTTCATTCGTAGAGTTGCTGGATTAGTGAAGCTTGCAGAAGCATTCGCTAAATTAAAAATTTCTGCTTAACCTTAAATAATATATAAAATGTACGATATTTATACTACTCTACAAGAGAAGCAAGTTCTTGCCCCAGCTTCCGTAACCGACAATACTGCACAAGTGTGTACAGTTGTTGATTTGGTTGGTTTTGACGCTCTAAAATATGTAATCACTATTGGTTCTTTGGCTGATGCTGATGCTACCTTTACTGTTTTAGTAGAAGATTCTGACGACAATGTAACTTACGCTGCTGTTGCTGATGATTTCCTTTTGGGAACTGAAGCACAAGCTAGCTTTACATTTGCCGCAGACAACAAACTGCGTGAAATTGGTTATAATGGTTCTAAAAGATACAATAGAATGACCATTACTCCAGCTAATAATACAGGTGCAGCAATCTTTAGTGTAATTGCAATCTTAGGTTATCCTTTGAATGCTCCTACTACTAATAATGCTTAATTTATAGGGGGGAGTAAAATCCCCCTTATTTACTCATATATTTATGAAAATAAGAATTTTAAAAAATTTTAAAGCCTCTATTGATGGTCATAATGTTGCTGACTTTAAAGAGGGTGAAGTTTTAGAGAAAGATACGAGATTAACTCCCCACTTTCTAAAATGGGCTTTTGATAATAAAGGATTCGCTGAGGAAGTTAAAGAGGAAAAAATGTTACCAAAATTTGAAAATAAAGCTATTTTTAATTCTCCTGAAAATAAAGTTGAAGAACCAGTAATTGAGCAATCAACTGAAGCTACTGAAGAAGTAAAAGAAATTAGAATTACTAACAAGAAATATAAAAAATAAATATATGCCAGAAACTAAAAATTATCTTAAACCAGCCAAAGCCAATGGAGACAATATTCTTGTATTGGGCGGAACAGTAGAAAATGCTGCTGGTGTTAATCTTAAAAAAAGATCTACTAATGTAGAATTAGCTGATATTTCAACTGCTTCTTCTTGTTATGTTGTTGCTCCATTTGCAGGAACTATCTCTAAGATTTATTCCGTAATTAACGGAGCTATTTCTGGTGCAAACTCTATCGTTACAAGCAATATTAATGGTGTTGCAATCACTAATGGTTCAATTACTGTAGCTTTTTCTGGTTCTGCTGCTGGCGATATTGATTCTTGTACTCCAACTGCCTTAAATACAGTTGCTGCTGGTGATTTAATTACACTAACTACTGATGGCGGTTCTACTGGCACAGTAAAAACTGTATTCACAATTGAAATTACATTAGCATAATGGCTTCAAAAGATTTTCAAGCAAGAACAAATTTTGACCTTAGTGTTACTATTGCTGTTGGACAAACAGTCTCTAATGCAGTTGACTTTTATGGCACTACATTAGTTGGCTTAATTACTGATGCAAATTTAACTGGAACTGCTTTAACTTTTCAAGGATCAGATTCACTTACTGGAACTTACAAACCAATTAAGGTTTTAAGCACTGGTAGCGCAATTTCTTCTACGGTTACGACTAGCAGTTATTACACTTTAGGAACTACTATAGATTTATCTTCGGTTAGATTCTTAAAGATTGTATCAGGAACTATCCAAGCTACTAATCCAGCAGTAATTACTTTGGCAACAAAATCAAAAAACTAAAATGATATTCCAGCAACCAATTAACTATATATTGGTTACTGGGGCTTCGGTTCTACCTTTAGACTTACAAAGTGTTAAGGATTATTTGAAAGTTCCTAGTAGCCTTTCCGTTGATGATAATTTAATCACGGCTTTGATTAAATCGGTTGCTGCATATTTTGAAAAAGCCACTGGTAGAGATTTAATTAACAAGACTTACAAAACTTACCTAGACAAATTTCCTTCTCACAATTCACTTGATTATTATTCTGGTGTAAGCCCCTTACTTCCTAAGTATAATGACAACGGAATTGTTCTAAGAAGATCAAAACTACAATCAATCACCCACATTAAATATTACATAGATGGAGTTTTGACAACTTGGTCCGCTAATGATTATTATTTTACCGACCTTCCTGATTATTCAGCTATTTATCTTGTGAATAATAAGAATTTTCCAGAAGTTGATGTTAAGAAACAAGTAGTAGCTATTACTTTTGTTGCTGGATTTGGAATTTCTAATTCTGATATTCCCGTCGATATTCAAAATGCTTTGCTTCAAATGATTTCTTACTTATACGAAAACAGAGGAGATTGTGCCAATATGACAGATATGATGGCTTCAATGCAACTATTTGACCAATATAAAATTGTAGATTTCTAATGGGAAATTGCGCTAGAATTAAATCAAAACCATCTAAGACCTGCATAGGAAATATGCGTTCTTATATCTCAATTTATAAGAAGACAAAACAAGCTACAAACACCACCGCTGTTGATCCAAACCTGAACCTTTCTTTGGTTGCTTCTATGTGGGCAATGCAAAAATCCGTAAATGGAGAAGAGATTTTTGATGGCGTGAATATGATTGGGAAAATTACCGATCATTTCTACATTCGCTATGATTCAGTCAAAGTAAATAAAACTCATATCTTGCAGTTTGATGGAAATAATTACGAGATTGTAGAGATTATCCCAAACCTTGAAGGCAAATATGAAACGATAGTCCTTAAATGCTCTATTAGAGGAAGTTCTGACTTAGTTAATACTAGAATATGAGCAAGTTAAAGATTCCTAAATCTATTTTTAATTTAGATAAACTCATCAAAGCAGGAATTAAATCAGGACTACAAAAAAGTTCCATAGAATTAGCTGGGGTTCCTAATTCCACAAGTGGCGGACTTATCAAAGATGAAATGAACAAACCTAAAACAGGTAGAATTTACCCAATCATCGTTAAAAGAAAAAAACGATACATTAACCACCAAGCCTCAAATTCATCTGGAGGTCAAAGCTCTGCAATATTGGACGGACAATTGGCGAGAAGCGTGAGAGGAAAAACTCTAGGAACGGACAGACTGGAAATATCCGCCAACACTCCTTACGCAGGAATCCAAGAAAAAGGTGGAGTTAATGGACAAGGAGCTTATGTTGCCCCAAGAAATAATCTAATCCGCCCTATCAAACAATCTCGTGGCAATATCATCAATAATATCAAACAAGGAATTGACACCTCAAAAAAGTAGTTGCTTTTAATAATTAGTTATTTATTATGACTAATTATTAACCTTAATATGAAATTATTTATGATAAAAACTTATTTTATAGAAGATGAGATAAAAGAAGGGCAGCTATTACGAAATGAAGCACTTGCGAAATTATCGTTAAAATATCCTCTTATAGATAAAAAACAAGACCCTGTAGAAATTGTTAAATCTTCAATTGAAGAGATTAGGGACTTTGTAGCTTCTTTTTCAAAAAGAGTAATTTTTAAAGAATTGCAAGGGAAAGTTTTTAATACTGTTGAAGTAATCGAGCCACATAGAGTTTATAGTGTTTGGATTGACAATGATGATGATTTTTATGGTCAATTTATAAAATTCTCAATCAATAAAAATGAATTTTATTTATTAAAAATAAGCGATGGTTATTCTTTTTTAGATTTTTATTCTATACCAGATGAATTTTTGGAAAAAATAGAAAAATTAATTAAAAACCCAAATTGATTAGTAAATGCAAGCAGAACAAATAGTTAATCAACTAAAAGCAGTCCTTCCTAGATACACAGGAGACTTCACAAAAAATACTTCCATAACTTCCTTAACAAGAAGTGCAAGCACTGCAACCGCTACTACGAATGTTGCCCACCAATTAGCTGTCGGTAATAAAGTTTTAATTAATGGATCAAAAGTTCCAGTCGTCATTTCCTCTCTGACCAGAAACGGAGACTACGCTTTAGCCATTACTTCTGCTCCGCACCCACTTATCAGAGGCACTAAAACTGTTGAAATTAGTGGAGCTAATCAAACTGACTATAATGGAATAAAAACTCTTTACACTGATAGAGATAATTGCCTCGCCGCACCTTCCATAGAAATTGAATCAATCACTATTTCTGGGTCTACTGCAACCGTTACAACTAAAACCCCTCACGGATATATTCTTAATTCTAATATTGAAGTTGAATTAACAGGAATTACCCCAGAAGTTTATAATAAAAAAACTACCCTAGTTAGCGTTCCATCTACCACTACCTTCACTTACACAGTTTTTGGAACAGAAGAAAATGGAACTCACGCTTTTGGCAAAGTGATGAAAGTTAGGCAGTTGATTAATTCTAACACTTTTATTTTTGAAGTAGCTAATAACCCAACTACGCCTGCAACTGGAACAATCACCCAATTAAGTTCATATAAAGCTGGATATAATGGATATAAAACAATTTTAACCGTTCCTACCACAACTTCTTTTACCTATGCTTGCGATTCAACTTTAGGAACGCCAGCACAAGGAGTAATGACTACAAGAACTGACCCAACTATTGGTGGACAAGAAGATTTCGAAAGATCATTACAATTTTTTCAAAGTGATTGCGAACCAAATCAATCAAGAAAATGGATATTTGTTGTTACTGAAGATGAAAATGGTAGTAAAGATCAAAATACAAAAACAGATGGCATCTCAACTTATCAATCAGGAAATGACATAAGGCAAAATATATATCAGAATCTTGTTATTCTGATTTTTATTCCTTGCGGAGAATCTAATGACGAATTGCTTTATGCAAGGACAAAGGATTTAGCTCAATCATATAGGACATTTTTTCTTAAAGCATTGCTAGGATTTCAACCAGAAAGCGGTTTATCTCAAACTAGATATTCTGGATTAATGTATGTAAGAGGAGGAAAAGTTATGTCCAATGGGTCGTATTATGTTCATCAATACACCTTTCAAGCATCTTGCTGGTTTAATCAAACTGATGCTATTGATCCTGATGATGTATTTGCCTTTAGAGAATTTGACTTTAATATTCTTAATCCTGATTTTAATGGATCAGTTATGAATATTGCGGGAGATGTTGACCAACAAAATTAAAACTATGAAAAAACTATTAATCATTCCATTTTTACTTTTCCCTTCAATTTCTTATTCAAAAGAAATAAAAAGTGATTTAAGAAAAAAAGAATTAGAAGCCTGTAAAAATTGGGCAACACTAGAGAAAGTTCCACAAGAAGAAGCGATCAAATGTTTAAAAGCTACAATAACAAGAATAAACGAAAAAACTCTTGTTAATGAACTTAATCTTAAGCAACTTTACAATACTTTCTAATATGAAACGCTTAGACAACAAAGAATTATCAAAGAAGTTAATTGATAATTACTATAAAAAGTTTGGAACAACTAGACAAAAAGAAAGTAAAAGAATAAAATTAGCAATGGAACAAGATGCAATGCCAAACTATAGAAATTTTAGACTAGAAGATTTAGAGCATCTTTTAGAAGACCATAAACATCTTTTCCCAATCAACTGAATTATTCTTAAACCACAGAAGGTATTGAGCCAGACAATCCGCATCTTCATCGTGAGAAGCATTAGGAAACTGCATTAACGACTCTTCAAAATCAAATAACCAAGTTGCTTCTTTAGGAAGGTAGATATTTCCATTTGCCATTGCACCAGTAGAATTATAAAAACGGATTTCTTTTTTAATTCCTCCGTGAGAAATTGGAATGATTCCATAACTGCATTCTTTTTGAAGTTCTTGGATCAATGAAGAACCTGTATTTGCATCTTCAATTAAAATTTTATGAGCAGAAGGAAATTTGCCAGCAAACATAAGTAAATTTGCCTTTGTATCTTGGTATATCGCTCTTTTGTTATATCTATCAATTAAATAAATTGAAGAACCCTTGACACCAAATTTGAGGAAGCCAGAAGGGTCATTTATTTCTTTTACTTTCTGGGCAGTATCGGCACTTACATAAACACTATCAAACTCCATAAAAGGAACTTGTGAAAGATCAAATCTTTGGAACCATTTCATATCAACCATATTTCCACCTTCTGCAACTGGTTTTTGCATATACTGTGTAAAATATATCTGCTTACCATTTGCAATGCCAGTTTCAGTATCAACAATTCTATTTTTGAGTAGATCAACTTTTTCCCTTGTCAATAACTCGGGAGCAAGTAAATCCCCTTTATCAACTTCTTTTTTGAAATTGCCAATATAAAAAAACTTCTTCTCCTCAAATTCTACAGGAAGGCATAAATGCTCATATTCACCTTTTCTAGTTCTAAGTAAGAATCCTGTCAAATCGCTTACACCGAGCCTTTGTTCAATAATAGCAATACAGTTTCTAATAACATCCGCTCTTCGTTCAAAAGTATCATCATATTTACTTAACAATCTATCTCTGGTGGTGTCTGACTGCATCATTGTAGAAGACATATAGTCATCAAAGAATAGATAATTTGCACGCTCACCAGTAATGTTTCCTTCCGTAGCAAAACCCTGCATTTCTCCACCTTTAGTAGTTCTAAAGTGAGTTTCAGTATTCTTTCTGTCGTCTGGTTTAAATTCTGGAAACATAGTTTTAAAACCGCTTGTTTCAGTAATTCTTTTAGTCCAACCGATATTACGATTAACTAGATTTTCTTTATTTGAAATTGCAAAGATTTTCTCATAAGGTGTTCGTCCTAGAATATAAGAAGGAAGCGCAGAAGAGAAAATTGTGGACTTTAAAAGTCCAGGAGGAATGTTTATGATTAATCTCTTTATATCACCATCCGCTAAGGCTTGACCATATTCACACAAGCAATCAATACTCCAAGTATCAACTAATTTATTTCCAGGATGGATAAAAGGATAAGCGAACTTTTTAAAATAATCTCTAAAACTTCCACGAAGAGACTCATTCTGGCTATCTTGGATAATCTTATCTAGGGTTTTTTGGTTTAACACTGAGGCAATTGGTTATTTGTTATTACTAACAATAGTTTTGTCTTGCTAAGTTTAAAAAATATATCTTAAATGTCAAACAACTTCACCACAGCTAGGCAATCACCACATTGCCGCAACAAAATATATTATGGAAGCAGAATTAAAATTTTTAAAAGACTTTTATATCAAGAAAAAATGGTATAAAGCTAATACTTCAATTTTTATTCAAGTTGACCAAGATGGAGTTCCTACGGATTCTCTCTGGTATGAACAGTTAAGATTTATTGAAGAAAACAAAAATCACTTTGAGTTAAAATCTCTGGCTCAAGGCAAGAAAAAATAGAGATTGTTTTTCATCACAAAAACATATTATGGCAGGCACTTTCCCAATCACGGAAGCTAATTTAGTTTCTAAACTTACCAACATAGCTCCTTCTGATCGTATTCCACTTATTCTTGCACAAGGAACAAGTGCAGGGTCTTTCACTTCTGGAGCATTAGTCACAAATATCTCGAACGAACTAGGGACTGGTAAAGCACTTTGTGGTGCAGGTTCTATTGGTCATTTGATGATTGACATTTTTAAAGCAATAAATTCACAAACTAGACTAGATGCAATTATCGTTTCTGACAATGGTTCTGGTGTTGCTGCTACTGGTTCGGTTGCTTTTGCAGCTTCTAGTCCTGCGGCAGGAACTTTATATGTGACAGTTGGTTCTTACACTAAAAACAGATACGCTATTGCGACAACTACTTCATCTACTGCAACAACTATTGGTAATGATCTAGTTACAGCGATTACCGCTGATAGCAATTCGCCAGTTACAGCAGCAAACTCTACTGGAACAGTAACCTTCACCGCTAAAAACAAAGGAACAGAAGGAAATAGAATTACTATTCAAGTTGAATCTTTACCAAGCGGAGTTACCCAAACTACTACTGTTTTTACTTCTGGTGCAACTGATCCAACCTTGACTGGCATCTTAACTAAAATTGATGCTTCAAGATACGATATTATTTCTCCTGTAGCTTTCTTATCCACTATTAAAACTCATTTAGAAGCTAAGTTTAACACTAGAAACCAAATTTTAGATGGTGTTGGTATTGTTGCTAAGACTGATACTTATGCTAATCTTCAAACAGCTGCAGCTCCAGCAACTTTAGCTTCTAAGGTCATCACTTATATTGGTGTTAAACTTGTAAATGACGCTGATTATAAAGGTGGTTCAATGCCAGAATTAGATTACACAATTCCTGCTTATATTGCTGCTCTTAGAACTTTAAGACTTAAAAATAACGCTTCTATTAGCTCATTTATGATGAGTGAAAATAACAGAGGTGGATATTTTACTGCTGGTATTCCTTACTCAAATATGAAGCTCAATAACTTTGCTACCATTGCTGCTGGTAAAGGATTTACCCTTGATGAAATTGAAGGTTTGGGTGATTTAGGTATATCAACTTTAAGTATGGATGAAAGTGGAACTGTTGCAGTGACTAATAAACTTTGGATGTCTGCTTATAAACAAGCTACTCCAACTGCTGACGGTTATACTTACCAAACTCTAAATAAAAGCGACTGTGCAACAACTGCCAGAGCCTATATTATGACCAATCTTAAAAATTACTATGCACAAGCTGGATTAACTGCTGGTGATACTCCTGATAATACATTAGCTCGTTATGCAAATGAAAAAACAATCAGAGCTTACATAGTTGGTCTTTATATTGACCTTACTAAATTTCCTTACAATGTTCTTCAATATTCGGACACTTTATTGAATGAATTTAAACAAAATTTAGTAGTGACTGTGAACACTGCTACTGGTGCAGTTAGTGGCTCTATGGTGTTTAACTTGATGGGTCAATTAGATTCTTTAACTTTTGATTTAACACCACAATTATAATATGGCTTATACAAATAAAAAAATATCCATTAATGGATCTAATATCTTCTTTCTTCAAGGAAGTCTAAAATATGATTTAGGATTACCTGAAACAACAACTAGAACCCAAGTTTCTGGTAATACTGTTCAAACTATTCCTTATGCTAATCTAGAAACAAAAAAAGGTATGTGTAGTTTTGATATTTTAGTTTCCGATTCTGATACTGATTCTGATCCAAGAGTTCTTATTAGTAATTTGCACGCTAATAATGGAAACAATCAAATTGTCATTGAGCCAGATGGAGTTGGACAAACTATTCTATTTAACAACGCTTCTGTAATGAATAAAATTGAATTTAATGACTCTCCTGATGGGGTTATCTCTATTTCATTTGAATCTCAACCAGCAATTTTAACTAATTAATATGGAACTTTTAAAAGAAAAAGAATACGAGCTTTTATCTGAAAGTGAATACTTTGATAAAAATGGAACTTTACAGAAAACAAACAAAGTTAAAATGTTTGCTCTTAAGTTTTGTGAAATAGATTCTATTGATGAAACAAATTCCTATACTATTTTAAAATTCCTTTGTCAAAAAGGATATATTTCTCCTATCCAAGAAGGAAAAATTAAAGTGGAATCAATGGAATATAGAACAGCTAAAATTCTACATAAGGAGTATCACGCAAATTTTTTAGACACACAGCCTTTCTCACCAATAGAGTAGAAAGGCGGAAGTTTAAAGAATCTATTTATAGCTTTTTAAAACATAGTCCGTTCTCTTACAATGATATTAAAGATATGCCTTTTCCCGAACTTTTTGAATGGTTTGATATAGCTATAAAAGACAATCAAACTGAACATCAAAAAGCAAAAGCCGCACAAGAAAAAGCTGAAAACGAATCTAAAAGGAGAGGCAGATGAGCGACAAAATATCCTACATATTAGAAGTCCTTGATGGTTATTCTGATAATATCAAGAAATTCAATGACAGTCTCAATTCTGTTGGCAAGTCTACAAAGAAATTTACCGAACAAGAAGAAAAAACTCGTAAAGCACGAATAAATTATTCTAAAATCCAACAAGAAGAATGGAGGCAGCATAAGCAATGGATGCACGAAGAAAGAATCGGGCTATCAAAGACTTTATTCCTCAAAAGCAACATTGCTAAGACTACAAAAGCCGCTTCGTTAGCTGAAAAAGATAATGCTATTGCAGGAGCAACAAATCTTAAAACCTTATCTCAAAAACAACTCCTAAATAAACAGGCAGTAAATACTTTATCTCGAGTCAAGATTCAGGAAGAAAGAATTTTTGGAAATAGGATAAGAGCCACTAGAATGAATGTTTCTAGTGCTATGTTAGCACCATCTGGAGCATTTACTAAAGTTGCATTTAATAATCAACTTGGTAAATTTGAAAGTATTGAAAAAACCCCAAAAGAATTTGGTGTTAAATATGGAGTTGCTGGTGGATTACTAGGTAATGGCTTTGGTTCTATGAGTAGTGTTGCCTCTGGTTTAGGTTTTGCAGGAGCAGCTTACACAGTTGGAAGATCAGTCAAATATGTTCACGATACAACAGTTCAAATGGATTCCTTGCGAGCTTCGTTATCTGCCTTAATTCCAAATGTTAAAGGACTGGAAAAAGCCACGGCCCAATCTGAAATAGATTACATAAAAGGAGTATCAAATAAATATGGTTTAAGTTTTAACGATATTGCTCCTTCTTATGTTCAAATGTTGGGAACTGGTGGAAAAACTGATGCTTCACTAGCTAGAGGATTGGTAGAAAATATTGGTGGTTATGGAAGTTTATTAGGTTTGAAAGGACCTGCTATTCAAGATACTATGGTCGCATTCCAACAAATGCTGACTAAACAAACTTTACAGGCTCAAGAGATCAACTTACAAACGCAGCAATTACCTGGTATTAAACCGATGTTGCACGAAGCATTTTTTAGACTAGCTCAAAAAGGAGGGCGGAAAGATATAACAATGCAAAATGCCTCCACTGAATTTATAAAATCAATGGCAACTGGCAAACTAAGCTCTGATTTGATGCTAAGAGAATTAATAAAAGTTATTAATGAAAAGTTTGGTAAAGAAATGATTGAAAAATCATTTAAGATGCAAGGTGAAGAAAACAGATTATCTACGGCAGGTCAACAACTCGCTTCTACATTAGGAATAAGCACATACGACTTACAAATAGGTGCGATTAGGGGATTGACTGATGCTATAAATCAATCAGTAACCTCAATCAAAACTATTACTGAATCATTTACAATAATGGATAATGCTTTCGGCGATAGCAAATTATTTAAGATTGTAAAAGGAATGGCTGGTGGATTAAAAGATGTTATGGTTGACGGAACTGGTGAACTAATAAAAGCCCCATTTAAAACTGCTAGTATGCTTGGCGAAGTTGCAGTAGCTGGAGCAATGGGAGAAAAAGAATTAGGTAGACAGGCTATGAGAGACTGGAAGAACTACTATTTTAGCGCACCATCAATGCAGAATAATGCCCAACAAAATAATATTCCTCAAAAACCACAAGAAGTAATAGTAAAAATCACAACAGAAAATATGCCAGACTTCTTTAGTGTTCAGACAAGCCAACCTAATATGTCTATGTGGCGACCATCAACAGTAATAGCGGGGCAAAGATGACAGTATTAAGTTCATTTTATAGAGCAAGTTATGCAATCGGCGGAAAGACCGTTAGATTCTATGCAAGAAATGCAGAAATGCCTGAACTTGGCAGAAAAACAGTAGTCCACGAATATCCTAATTCTGATAATCGCTATGTTGAAGACTTGGGTAAAAATTCTGGCAAATATGTTTTAGATATTGAGATTCAAGAAACAACCGCCTCTGCTTATAAGAGATCAAGAAATGCTTTAATGAAAGCCCTTGAAACACAAGGCATTGGAGTTTTAACTCACCCTACATTAGGCAAGAAAAAAGTAGTTCCACAGCCAGCTTCAATGAGTGAAGACTTTATCACTGAAAACGGAGTTGTTGGTTTTAGGATTACATTCTTAGAAAGCACTTTAAATATCTTCCCAACTTCTACCGAAGGCAATCAAGGATTCTTGGCTAATCTTTACGATAAAACTTTTGGGAATAATGAATCAATTCTTGGTCAAGCATTGGATTATTACAATAAAAATATAGAACTTTGGAACCAAGGAAGAGATTCTCTTCAAGAAAATACCCAAACGATTAATAATGTTGTTTCTACTACGAACGGAGTGGCTGATGAAGTAGCGGCTTTTAGTGCTGACATTAAGGATTTAAGCTCCTCGATTATTACCTTGATGCAAACACCAACGAACTTAGCTAGAAGATTTACGACTATTTATAATAGTATTGCTACTATTACGGATGATTTTAATATAATGACCAATATTGTTTTACAGATATTTGGATCGAGTGATAGAACTAAAATCACTGGAAGCTCCGCTTTAATTACCCAGTTAAATACCAATAAAATTGCTTTGGCTAATTATACTGATGTTGCGTGCCTTACAATAGCTTACCTTGCTACGACCAATATTACTTTTACCTCCCAAAGCGATATTGACTCAATGCTTGCTAGGCTAAATGAAGCATTCGAGACTTTAGACCCCGACTCTGTTAATGAAGATGTTTATTATGACCTTCAAGAAATGAGAACGCAAAACAGACTTCTTTTACAGAACGCAAGAGCTACTTTGCCTTATTATGTCTCTTTAAGAACAAACTTAATTCCAACTGCTGTTTTGGCTTATAATCTTTACGGCGACAGCACTCGTTCGGATGAGTTAAATGCCCTTAACGCAGTAGAAGACCCTTGTTTTATTTCTGGTAATATAACCGCATTATCTCAATGAATATCCTTACAGTAGACATTGACGGCAAGGTTTTCCAAACTTTTAAAAGTGTTAATATTGACACTGACCTAGATACTTTTGGATTTTCTTTTGATATTGGAATCAATATTCCTGTCGAAAGTAATGAGTCGATTACTCAAGGAAAAGCAATCAAAGTTAAGATTGATGGCGAAACAATGCTTACTGGTTTTATCGAGAAACAAAGAAAAACCTGTTCTAAAGATAGCGTTAATTTACAAATTTCTGGCAGGGATAAACTTTGTGATTTTGCAGATAGTCGTGTTTCAAACAAAACTTTCAAAACCCCAATTGAATTTTTAGAGATTTTAGAAAAACTTTTGACTCAGACAGGTTATGAGATTGTCTCTAAAAATAAAATTATTGGACTTCAGAGAGAATTACAACAATCCCAAGTCTCTGTGATTAATGAATATGGTGATATTGAGAAATTCCAAACAAACGAAAGTATTGGTTTTGGCAAAGATGAAAGTGCTTATAATTTAATCCAAAGACTAGCTGATAAAAGAAGGTTAGTTATAGGAACTGATGGAAGTGGAAATGTTATTATTAGAAAAATAGGACAAGAAAAAGCACTCACAATTTTAGTGAATGATACTTTTGCTAACAACCCTAATTTAAGAAATAACATTATAGACCCTAATGTTGTTCGTGATGATTCTCGCAGATATTATGAGTATAAAATTCTTTCTAGTGGAACAAATATTTCACCAACAGTTTCCAAGACTATTGCTGCGGAAGAAAAATTGCCCGATACTTTAAAAGATAACGCCGTTCAGTATTCAGGTATTTTTTATGATGGTGAGATAAGAAAAACTAGAAAATTTTTAGATAATGTTTCAAATTTAAGCCCTGCAAACTGCGCCAAAAGAGCAGAATGGGAATGTAATATTCGCAGAGCGAGATCATTTGAATATAATTGTTCTGTTTATGGCTGGAGACAGAACTTAAATGAAATTCAAGGTTTAGACTTTTCAAAGAATCCTTTGTGGAGAATTAATCAGTTAGTTTCTGTTTATGATTCTCAAAATGATGTTGATAAAAATTTATTAATTAAGTCCATAAAATATAAAAAAGATATGAGCGGAACTAAAAGCGAAATGACTTTAGTCGATCCTTTATCTTACACCGATTCTGTTTTTGAAATAAAAATCAAAAGAGGAAAAAGAGGTAAAAATCAATCCGCATTTGTTCCAAAAGATGAATAATATCCGTATAGCAGAAATTATAAAATTAGAATTTGTTGGAGAACTTGGAAGAATACGAGTTCAATTCCAAGACCCAACTTGTCAAGACATAGAAGAGGGGGTTTTAATCTATCTAACAGGAGATAATGCCTGCCCTGCTGTTGGAGATCAATGTGTGGTTTTTCAGATTGGTTGCGAATATGGAATGAATTATGTGATGCCTTACGACATAGATAACGCCCCTTTAATTCAACAAGGAGAAAAAATTATCTATGGAGCAAAGGGAAATAAAGTTTATTTAAAACAAGATGGCTCAATTTTAATTGAAGCGACTGGCGACCAGAAAATAACCGTTACCACGCCAGAGGGTAATTTTAGTCAAGATATAAATTTAGGTGGAGTTTTAAAAGTAAATAATATTAAAGTAGTTGGAAGCCAAGGTGCGTCAGTTTCAAATCCTTCGGGTGGTGCTGTTATTGATGCAGAAGCTAGAACTGCAATTATTGCTTTGAAAGCTAGATTGCAAGCTCACGGATTAATATCGTAGTAGTTTTTAAGTCTACTACGCCTAAGAAGCCATCGTGGGGAAATTCCGCCCCAACTTCTTAATTAAAATATAAAAAAAATTTTATTTATGTCAATAAAAGATTTAAAATTAACTAAAGATGATAATGGAAATTATGATATTTCCTTCACTAATGGTGATTTTACCTTAACGGAAGGACTTGAGACTTCATTTCTGATGACAATTTTCTGCCAAAAAAGAGATGAAACGATTGAAGACCCAAGATCAAGAGGTGGTTGGATTGGAAACGAACTAAACGATGATGGATTTGAACAAGGCTCTTTGGTTTGGACGGTTTATCAATCTGCTTTAGATAATGAAGTGAATAATCTTTTGGAAAACATTTTGGAAGAGGGATTCGAACATTATATAACTAAAGGAATTGCAAAAGAAATTAATATTGAGGTATATAAAATAGTTGACAAAGAGGCTTTAGGAATTAAGATCGTTGCAATAAGAAATGATAACACAGAATTTGTGCAATATTATGACTTATGGATTAATACTGTAAATAACACATAGCTTCACCACAGCGAATGGCATCAAATTTACCTTCAAATAAGAAGGAAGTATATAATAGATTAGTATCGGACTTTACCGCACAGATTCCTGATAGCGGAGCATTTTTACCTACCTCATATTTAGCCTCAATACTTAAAGCCGTAGCTAGTAGAATTTACGATAATTATCAAAAGATTACTCTGATGATTAATGAGTTCTTTATTCAAACTGCCTCGGAGGCTTATGTCGCAAGATGGGGTAATATTTATGGAATAACTAAAAATCCCGCCGTTGGTTCTTCTGGTACTATTGTTTTGAGCGGAACTTCCACAACTTTAATTCCTTCTGGAACTACCTTACAAAGTGCCTCTGGCCTAGTTTATACTACTCAATCCGACACAACTATTGCATTAAATACAGTCTCAATTTCCTCTATGTCTAGGACTGGGTCAACTGTAACTGTAAATTTTGCTTCTGCTCACGGATTAGCAAGCGGAATTACTATTTCCATAACTGGTGCTACACCAACTGATTTTAATGCTACTAATGTTAGAATTACTGTTACTTCCTTAACTCAAGTTCAATTTACTCAAGCTGGAACTGCTGGCTCACCTACTGGCACTTTAATTGCTCAATGGACAACCGCTAGTGTAGTGGTTAATTCAAATACTCAAGGAGCAGCTACTAATATTACTGCTGGTGGAGTTCTTACTTTATCTAGCCCTATTTCTGGAGCAAATAATAGTGCTTTTGTTAATTTTGGTGAGATTTCTGGTGGAGCAGATCAAGAAAGTGCTACTTCATACAGAGCAAGAGTTTTATATCGTATTCAATTTCCTTTCTCATTCTTTAATACTAATGCCTTAATCGGACAAGCCAAGACAATTACTGGCGTTACGAGGGTTTGGGTATTTTCTCCTGACACTACTTCTGCTGGAATTTCTATCTCTTCAATCACAAGAAACGGACAAATAGCTACTGCTACTTCTACCGCCCACGGACTTGTTGATGGAAGTTATGTTACAGTAGTTGGAGCTGTTCAATCTCAATATAATGTTGTTCAAAAAAGAGTTATTGTTATAGACGCTAATACTTTTACTTATGTAGTTAGTGGAAGCCCAACAACCCCTGCCACAGGCACTATCACAGCCTCTTATTCTTATGTTGAAGAAGGGCAAGTTAGAATAATTTTCACTCGTGATAATGATGATTTAAGTATCCCTTCTTCGACCGAAGTTAATACTGTAAAAGATAAAATCTTAGAAATTAAGCCAGCTCATATGAATAATGATGATGTGATTGTATCTGCCCCAACCGCCATTCCAATTGCCATTACTTTTTCAAGCCTAAGCCCAAACACAACAGCGATGCAAACTGCTTTGACTAGCTCACTAACTGATTTCTTTAAGATTTCAAACAATGTTGGAGAAAATGTTAAACTTACTGACCTAAATGCAATAATTTCTCAAACAATAGACGGCAACGGCAATGTTCCTATTTACACATTATCACTACCTTCGGCAGATACGACTATTGGATTGAATGAAATAGGGACTCTTGGAACAATAAATTTTGTATAAATGCCTAATTTTCAAGCACATACAGTTGAAGAACACCAACAGGCATTAGGGCAATATTTCCTTAATGACCGTTTAGCTACGAATAAAAACATTATAGGATCAAACCTTTATAAAATGTTTATGGGTTTGGCTGGTGAGTTTCAAAGAGTTGATGCTTTATTTCAAAGTGTTTGGGATGGAACTAATATCTTAACTACAAATGACCCTAATTATATGGCTTTGTGGGAGGGTGCGGTAGGGCTACCAGATGATTGTTTTAATCAAACTACTTTCCTTTCTATCGATGAGAGGAGAAATCAAGTTTTGATAAAATTAAGAAGTTTAGGAGTTTTAACGGAGCAAGATTTTATAGATTTAGCGGCTTTATTCGGATATACAGTTGAGATTAGTAATGGCATAGAATATGGAACTTTTCCATTAACATTGCCATTTACTTTATTTGCAAACCCTAAGCAAGCAAGATTTACAATGATTGTAAATATGCCAACAAGTTTAGCCCCTATTTCAGTATTTCCATTAGTGCTTCCATTTACGCTTTGTGATGGTGGAGGTTCTGTTTTGGAATGTTTATTTAGAGAATTAAAGCCTGCAAACACAACAATAGTTTTTAATTACATTTTATAATATGGACATAGTATCAAAAATAAATGGCAATACTGTATCTGCCACTGAACTTAACCAAATGACAATAGAATTAGAGGCAGTTCAAACATCTTCTGGGCAAACTTCTTCTGATGCAGTTTTAAATCAAGTTTCAATTGGAGTTTCAAGATATGCCGCTAATAACTTCTACATAGACAGCGGAGCAGCAGATGCTTATGTTCTAACTCTAGCTGCTTCTTTTACCAATCCCGTAAGTGCTACAATAGCCTATTTTACTGGAATGACTATTAGATTCCGTGCGGGTAATGCTAACTCTGGGGCTTCAACTGTAAATGTTAATGGGGCTGGTTCTAAAAACCTTAAAAAAGAAGATGGTTCAACTGATTTAACAGCTGGCGATATTCTAACAACAAAAGATTGTACGTTTAGATATAATGGAACTTCGTTTGTTTTGGTTCAAGATATTAGACCAGCCACCGCCACCAACCAAGGCGTTGCTTACCTTACGCCAAACAAAAATGTTATTATTAATGGCAATTTTAGTATAAACCAAAGAGTTGTGAGTGGAACAGTAGTTTTAACCGCAGGGTCTTATGGTCATGATAGATGGAAAGCTGGTGCCTCTGGTTGCACATATACATTTGCAACATCAAATAATATTACAACTCTTACTATATCAGCAGGAAGTCTAATACAAGTAATAGAGGGTAATAATTTAGTTTCAAATACTTATTGCCTTTCTTGGTCAGGCACTGCTCAAGGAAAAATAGGGGCTGGTTCTTATGGAGCAAGTGGCATTACTGGCAGTGCAACTGGCGGAACAAATTTAAATATTGAATTTGGAACTGGAACTTTAAGTTTGGTCCAACTTGAAAAAAATTTAGCACCAACTCCTTTTGAACATAGATTTTTTGCTGATGAGTTAAGGTTATGTCAAAGATATTACGAGAAAACTTATAACCAATCAGCAGTCGCAGGATCATTAACTTCTATTGGATCAAGAGCCTTTTCCAGTCAAAATGCTCAACAGAATTTATGTCCAGTTTATTTTAAAGTCACAAAACGAGCAAATCCGACAATTACCTTGTTTAGTCCAATAACTGGAGTTGCGGGTAAAATTTCAACTGGATCTATAGATATTGATGGAACTTCTTATAATCCTGCTGAGGATGGTTTTTATGTTGGTCCAACAACAGCAACTACACTTACAAATTTATTTTTTCAATACTCTGCAATAAGCGAACTTTAAAAAATTTATGAAAAATTTAAAAGAATTAAAAAACGGATTTCAATTAACGGGAATGTTTATTCCAAATGATTCACAAAATACCGACTATCAAAAAATTCAAGAATGGATTAAAAATGGTGGGGAGTATGAAAAGTTTGATTATTTAAAAGAAGCAAAAGATAAAAAACTTGCTGAATTAAATGATTTTCACGCAAGCGAATCCGTGAAAATTTTTACAATTAAACTTGCAAATGGTGCTTCAACAAAAATTAGCGTGGACGTTGAAACTCGTTATTTGCTTGATGAGCAAATTTCTTTGTTAAATTTTAAAAAAATGCAGGGCGAAGCCGATCCAAAATGGTTGTATCAAAACGGGATTGAGATGCCGTTAAACTTGACAGCTCTAATCGGGATTCGGCTTTACATCGGTGCGTTAGTTGACGCAAATTTTAAAGCGAAAAAAATTCACGGAAAAGCGATTGCAATTTTAAAAACAATTGAAGAAATTGAAAAATATGATTTCAAAATCGGCTATAGATTGAATCAAATTTTATTGTTTTAATAATTATAATAACTTATGTTAAATAAACCAAGTACCAAGATAAGTGTTTTGTTCGTAAGTTCTCCTTTTCGATTTAAAACTTTATTTACCAAACCTCTAAAATATATTATTCAGATTGCAACCAGCAGTAGTGTGGAGCATGTCGCAAGTTATTGTAACGATTATGTTTTAAATGTTGGTGGTGAAAAAATAGAATTAATAAAATATGAAGATTGGATAAAAAAATTTGCAACAAATGGCGCAAAAATACATTGTATAGATATTATAAATAGCCCTGATGATATCTGGGTTGAAAATTTATCTAAATATAATAAATCTTGCGTTGGCAAAAAGTACGATTCTACTGGGGCCGTTATTTCTCCTTTTGATAAAAATCAATTTATACATAATTTAGATCAAAATTCTGATAGCATTATTTGTTCTGAACAGGCAATGAATGGATTAGTAATGATTGGTTTAATAGAAAAACCAAAAGATATCCCTACACCCGCTGAACTAAAAAAAATATTAATAAAATCTCCTAATTTTTGTAATAAGTGGCGGAGGCTTAATTGAATTTAGTTAATATAAAAATATTAATAGAATTAATTTTAAGAATTTTTAATTTTTGTAAAAAACAAAACATTTTAAGTTTGGTTAAAACTGGAATAGTTTTGATGATTTTTTATATGTTGTTTGCAGAATTTTATTTAAAAAACAAATATTTTCAAGAAAATAAAAACCATTCTATTATAAGGAATAGAATGAGCGAAATTGTACAAGTTTGCGGAAAAAATAGTTTTATAAGCTGGATGGTTTTTGATGATAATAAAATTTCTCTTGACACAAAAAAAATGAGTTTTGTTGAGGTTTTGGGATGTCTTGAACCAAACGATGGTTATTGCCCATCATCATTAATATTAAAAAACAAAACTTATTTAGATAATTACGATATTGGATTTGATGATTATAATTATTTTTCTAAGGAAAAAGATGGTACTTTATACAATTGCGATATAAAAGATAATCAAGCAGCTTGTGATAAATATACTCCTTTATTATTAAATCAAATAATTAAATTAACCAATTTTAAATTAACAAAAATTCACTATATTTTGGTCAAAGATTTTAGATATAATTTAGTTTATATTTTTAGCTTATCTTTTGCGGATGATTCATCATCAATTTGTTCCGATCAAATAAAAAACAGCTTATTATTAAATTTATTTAGAATAACAAAGGATAATTTATGATTAATATTATTGATTTATTTGTAATTTTAATTTTGATTATATGTTTTTTGATTTTTCTTAAGTATTCAATTAAAGCAGCTGCAAAAGAGGAATTAACAAAAATGTCGAATCAGATAGAGAGAATGAATGCACATATTAAAGCTTTATCAGTAGATGTCGTAACTTTGATAAAACAGGAAATAGAAAAATTAAAAAATGAGAAATAAATTATTTTTAAGTTTTTTATTGTTTTTTATTAGTTTTCCAGTTTATAGTAAAAATACTAATTTAGTGCTTGGCGCATCTATAAATATTTTAAATATTGATGATCCAGATTATTATTTCAACAATAATGAGTATTTTAAATCACCCAGTATTAATGTGGGCTTAAGTTATAAAATGGATCAAAATTTGCCTATTGTAATTGGTATTTTTACTAATCGTTTATTTCTTCGGTCTCACAATCAGGAAATTATTAGCAAAAAAAGCGGAGATGTGTATTTAAACAAAAACAAAATTATAGTAGATACTTTTTTGTTGGGCTATCAAATAAAGCAATTTATACCAAGTATATTTATCTCTAATGTTAATTTTGAAAAAAAACTTTATTTAAAAAATACATTGGCTGGTCAAAGTAATCAATCTAGTTTGCTTTATGGGGTTGTTGGAAATTATTTTTATAACAAAAACCTTTCATTTACTTTTGGTTTGGTTGCTCCAAAAAAAGAATTTAATTTAAAAAAAGGATTTTCTTTGGGCTTTAACTATAATTTTAATTTATAACAAATATGAAAAAAGATGAATGTAATTTAGCAAACAATATTATGAACAAAATCCCAAAAACTGACATGTCTTTTTTGGTAAAATGTTTATCTATCGGGGTTTCTGCTGCATTGGTTATTTTTGCAATAACTGCTGCAATTTTATTTTTTGAATATGTGATAAAAACAAATTTTTAACTTAAATAATGAGTATAATAAAACGATATTTATATACAGGATTAGCAATATTTGTAATATTTATTATTTTTTTGGTAGCCAGCAAATCAAAGGAAGCTGGTAAAAATGAAATTAAAATTGAACAATTGCAAGAAAAATCAATACAAAAAGATATTGTTATTAATAATCAAAAATCAACCAATGAAATTCAACAAAAACAAAAGCAAATTATCGCTATTCTTAATGTTCATGATGATTATGTTGATAAATTCTTGTGCTGGGTCTGGGGCTGTTCAGACGATGATAATAAATAATTATTGTGATTTAGCTTTACCTTTGCCCCAAAGTGAATCGGTAAAAAATGAAATGAAAAAAATTAAAAATAACTCAATTGAATTATTTAAATTTATTGAAGCTAGTGCAGCAACTAAAAAATGCGAATGCAAAGCTACGGATAAAGAAAAACAACTTTGCTGGAAAGAATTTGATAATTTAAATAAAAAATGAAAATAACTCAAATAAGAACTAACTATCACAAAGAGGGTACTTTAGGTAAGTGGCTCTTCAATGGAAATCGCCTATGCCTGACCCTAGAACGCCCAGAAAACGGCAACAAACCAGACAATAAACAAACTCCCCAAAATGATTCTGGATGTATTCCTGAAGGCATTTACAAAGTAAAGAAAGACTACACAGGAAAATTTCAATATTTCTCAATCCAAAATGTTCCTAATCGATTTAATATAGAAGTTCATCAAGCTAATACTATTGATGAATTATTGGGATGCGTAGCTTTAGGGGAAAAGATTGTTAATGACATTAAGCATAAAAACAAAATTTATAAATTCTTTTTGATCGACTCAAAAAAGACTTGTGACGAATTAAAAAAAGACTTGCCAGAAGAGTTTGATTTAGAAATTACCAGCGATAGAACTTTATGCTCAATAAAATAAAAGATTTTTTCAAACAATACTGGATGTTTATGCCTTTAACTATAGTGCTTTGTGCTTGGTTTTTTACTTGGTTTATTTAATCAAAAACAAAAATGAAAAAATATATATTTCTGCTTTTACTCATATCCGCTAATGCTAATGCCGATAATTTTAAAGTTATTGACGGGGATACTATTTTAATTATAAACAATAAGCCTGATTTAGCAAATTTACCACTATCAATAAGATTGATAGATATTGACACCCCAGAAATAAAAGGGAGTTGTGATTTAGAAAAATCTAAAGCACAAGAGGCTAAATTATTTGTTGATGGATTGATTAATAACTCTAAAAATAAAATTACCTATAAAATAGTTAAGTGGGATAAATACGGCGGAAGAGTTTTGGGAAATGTTTTTATTAATGGAAAAAGCCTATCGCAATTAATGATTGACAAAGGATTAGCAAAAGAATATCACGGAGAAACAAAATCTAGCTGGTGCGACTAAAGAACAAAAAATAATCATCTCTATAATAGCTCTATTATTAACTTAATAGCCTATTATATGAACTTCACAGATTATAAAAAGAAATTCCCAATGAATAAAAAACAATGAAAAATAATAATTTTTTAGATAAATCAAATTATCAAGATTCCACGCTCGGATCCAAAGATTCTGATAATGTTAATGTGATTGCGTTTAAACAATTTACCAATCCAACAAAATCAATATATGATAATGTTATTGGTTGGGCGGTATTACGATAATGAACTGGCTCAGATCAAAAGAAACAATATTGAAATTAACAAATTGCTCCCTAGAAAAATATGGATGTTTATTCCTTTAGATTTAGTGCTTAGTTGGTGGGTTTGGAGTTGGTTTGTTTAGTCCACTTCTTAGTTGAAATAGAAAAAGCATTTGTTCCTGATTAGTTTTTAATGTAATCGAATTCGGATACATTAAAATTTTCTTTGTTGTTTAGTTGCTCCCATCAGGGTTATTAGTTTAAGATAAGCCCCGATAGCTATTTCTTTAAGAATTGTTGCCACTGCAATTGCTAGAATCGAACTAGCCAAGGGGAATGACCCTAACGCTCTATAAAAACGCCTCTACCCAAATTGCCTTATAAATATTTATAAAACTAGTGTTGGCAAAGATTTGCACTTTGCATGAAAAAACCGAAAGCAATAACTCCAGCAAAATCGCTGTAAAAGTGTTTTTCTTATATTGCTAAATTAAGCGTCTACCTATTCCGCCACAACATTTTGTTTAAATATTTATTCACGATTTATTTTTAGTATTATGATGATTATTTCGATTTAAAAATTAAAGTCAACAACTTTTTTAATTATTTTCAATTTCTTTATTTTTATTTATTTTTTCCAAAATTTGCATAGATAGGCTATGTCTTTAGCTATATCAATACTTTTCATAGTCATAATTTAGTTGTTATATCTCTAAAAATAAATAATCAGAATATAGTTTTTGTCATTTTCCTTGTTGGAAACGAAAGAGCTTTAGAAGACTCCCAATTAAGAGTAATTAATCTATTGTAGGTAGTGCTATAATTTAATCCTAGAATTTCACACCACTCGCTTAAATTACGAATGACCCCTAAATATTCTATTCTAATATTACTTGATTGGTTTCTGGTTTGTTCAGTATTGTTAGACCATCTACAATTTGATGGTTCATAATCACCATCATTATTAATCCTATCAATTGAGTGTTTGGGACTTGGTGGCTGTCCCATATCTTCTAGAAAGTTTTCAAACTTTAACCATTTATCACAAACTTTGATTCCACGACCTCCATAACTTGCATATCTTGAATTCTTACTATTGAAACATCTATCTCTCATAGATTGCCAAGTATGGTAGGATTTTGATTTAGTAGTATCTGATGGATATTTACGCATTAAACAGCCACAACTTCTTGTTCTTCCACACTTTACTTCATTCTTACGAAGAATCTTATTATTTCCACAATCACAATTAAAAAGCCAATAATGTATTTGTGATTTAGAGTAACAAAAACTGATGGCTGTTAGTTTTGAATATTTTTTACCAGCAATATCTGGTATTTGAGATTTGTTTGTCATATAAACCTTAATTCTAATTAGAAAGAACCCCGACTAAAAGGTCGGAATATACAGTCGGTGTATATTCCTTAAAAAGGATAGTAATTCTCTAGGCTTTAAAAGCAACTATAATGTCATTAACCACCTTTTGAAATATTTTTACTTTAAAATATTCTTCTCCTTTTTTAACCATCACTTTGTCTACAACTGCTCTGTAAATGTCTTTATCATTAAAGCCATATTTCTTCTGCAAAATATCTTGAAGTGGTTTAACTGGATTATCCCAATCCGACATTACATTAGAAAAACCAAACTCAAAATAAATTTCAAAAGGTGGTTTAGGTAGGTTTATCTTTGGCAAAGTTAAAAGCAATTCTTGCTCGTAACTTTTATATTCTGGAGTTTTAAATCGTTTCCCTTGCCAACAGTCATTAACTGACAAAGGTTTAATTTTCTTTACGATTGCTTCTTGGATTTCCAATTCCCCAAATCGCTTAGCCTCTTTAGAGCTATCAAATCCTGATACTCTTTTATTTTTATATTTACTCATCTTTAGTAACCTGATTTTCATTTTTTGTTATCCACTCTAAAAAGTTTCGCATATCTTGCTCTGCTTCTTGTTCAGTTTGTCTCCGTGGAAATTTTAGGTAAATTATTGATTGTTATTGCTTGCATTTTCTTTTTTTTAAATTGACACAATCTATAATCTAGCCACCATCTGCAAACCCCATTATTTAATATTCTTTTTTGTGGTTTTGGGTGTACATACCTTATGTTTTTTAATATTTCTACATAATCATATTTGTCAATCACGCCATATCTTCCTGCCCACATTGTTCCGTTTGTTGCGCCTTGACCTCTATCTTTCATATAATAAAACGCACTATTAGCAACTAGAAATCTCCAATATGGCTTTGTTTTCCTATGTAAAGGATTAACTTCATAAATCCTAGAATTTTCGTGTTTTTTAAAAATTATTCTACTCAATCTCTCTCTCCTGTTCATTTTTTATTGTCCACTCCAAAAAGTTTCGCATATCTTGCTCTGCTTCTTGTTCAGTTTGTCTCCGTGGGAATTCTGAATGATCATCTCTTAGATATTTATATTTTTCAATATTCCTCTCATCCGTAAAAAAGTCCTCCACCTCCCAGCAATATCCATAATAAAGAAATTTCCAATACGGTTCGTTACTATAGCTGTAAGTCTTTTGGATATAAAAATGGCAATCTCTATCCTTATGATGATCTCCACTGATTAGAGCGTAGTATTCTGATGTTAGTTCAGTTAGTGTTTTAGTCATAAATTTAAATTAGTTTAGTTAAAATCAGAATTGAGTTATGCTTCTAATCTTTAAATCTTCAATTCTCACACTACCATTTTTAGCCTCGCCAAATTTCTTATGCCATTGTGAGTGATGAGCGGCACATAACCATCTCACATTGAAAGGTTTTAAATAATCATCGTGATGAGCGTGGACATACTGAACCGATCCGCACTCCTCACAAGGTTGCCTAGAAATCTTTTTGGCTCTTAATAAGTTATGTATTAAGGTTAGGGCAAGTTTTTTAGCTGGATATTTTAAATCTCGTTCTTTGATTTTTTCTTTAGTAATTCTATTACCTCTTAACCTATCATATTCTCTGTAATAACTTACTTTATCCTTCCTATTACCTCTAACATCTTTTTTATTACACTCTTTGCACTTATTCAAATATCCATCAAACATTCGAGGATGTTTGTAAAAATCTGTTAGTGGTTTTGTGGTTTGACATTTAAAACATTGTTTCATTTTGGAGAAGGTTAAATTAATAATAATTTTAATATTAATGATTTAACCTTTATTTGTCAATGATGAATACCATTCTAAAATGGAATTGTGTCGTCCAAATCTAAGTCTTCTTGTTCCTTAACATAAGAATTAGCCTTCGCCGCATTATGTTTATCAACTGTCTTTGTTGTTATTTCAATACTACCATCTTCCTTATCTTTGCAACTGATAATCTTAAAATCCCCACTAAAACCATCAACTGAAATTTCGGTTGTGTACTTTTCAACACCTTGTTTATCAGTCCATTTGTGAGTTGTTAATTTACCTTCAAGATAAACTTGATTACCTTTTTTAGCGTAATCAGCACAGAACTTAGCAGAACGGCCAAATAAAACAACTTTGTGCCATTCAGTTTTTGTTTGTTTTTCACCATCTTTTCCTTTCCAGCTTTCAGAAGTTGCTACTGAAATATTGGTTATTGGATCTCCGTTTGGGTTTTGTTTAATATCTGGGTTTTGACCTAAATGTCCTAAAATTATTACACGATTAACAGAGTTTGCCATTTTTATTCCTTTTTTGATTAATATTATTTTTTTAATTATTAAAATGGATTTTTCTTTGCTTTGGCTATGAAAAAAACCAGCTAACTTAACCAAGTCAGCAAAAACTATAGCACTTCAATCCTAAGCAGTTTTAAAATTAGTTAGAGGTTATTCTGGAAAATGGATTTTATTAATTAATTTTTTAAAATCCTTTGTTATATCATTATCCTTAGTTATGCCATATTTTTTCAATACTTCTAAAATTTCCTTAGTCAATAAGTTTTTTATAATTATTTCATTTTCTTTCATTATTTCCTTTTTATAAGTGTTGGGGCAATTTTTTCAGCATAAAAACCAAACAAGTCTTGCTGCTCATCAAATAATTCTGGGTTTTTATCTCTTTTTCTTTCTTCTGCAATAACTTTTCTAATCAAAGATGCGTCAAAGCCAGCACTTTTAGCTTCTGCGTATTTATCTATGATATCAAGTTTAATTTTATCTTGCTCCTCTAATAACGTTTTAATACCAGAGGCTATTTGTTTTAAGTGATCTGGGTTGTTGTGTCCTATGTTATTTGTCATTTAAAGCCTCATTAAGTTTATAAAAAAAGATTCGTCGAGTTTTATAGTAATCTTGTTAATTTTTGGTTGATTTGCCCAACTAAGGAACATACCAATCCCAATCATAATCATACTGAGGCAATCCAATAACCTTTCCACATTGTTTATTGGTTTAAGATCGCAACCAAAATAAGCGGTTTCAATTATCCACAAAGCAAGACCTCCAATAATTAAAACATTTTCTATTTTTAAAAATCCCATAATATTTTAAATTTTAAATTAATAATTAAAGCCCAAAAAAACAATCTTTCTTTTTTCTTTGATGTTCTATTGCTAACTCCCTATCTCTTTCATCTTTTGCGTCATCAGCACGATTCATGTCTTCTACAATTTCTCGCAATATTTTTTCTCTAATGTCTTGATCATAAACACTTGAATGACCCAACATCTTTAATATTATCTCATCTTTACGAATCAATCCCATTATGATTTCTTCTAAAAAGAATATTAAAACATCTTTATTCTTGAATACTACTCTAGTGCAAAATGTAACAAATTCAGGACGTGTGTTACTGTAATCATAATATAGTAAATATTTATCCAACCCATCTAAGCTATCCTTAATAAAAATATGATGAACTGGTAGAGTTAAATCTTTATTTAACTCTCTAATAAAATGGTTAATATAATCCGTTTTATCATGAGCATGATATATTGGTTCTTTAGAACTTTTGAAATTATTCCGATAATTATTCCGATGCTTAATTTCATATCCACCCAATTTATTTTTAATAAAAGTCCTCAAATCATTGAGGTAATCATCCCATCTTTTAATATTAATATCTTCGGAGTTTTTTAAAAAACTGTATTCATTAGTTAAATAATCCAATAGGAAACTATTATAAAAAATATTTTGTTCCGCCTCCGATTTACATTGCATTTCTAAAAAATATTTAGATTTAAAACTATCCGATAAATTTTTATTTTCTAATTCAATATTTATTTCTCTATCCATATTTCCTTTGTTTTTAAATTTTAAGTTAATAATTGCGATCAAGCGATCTAACCCCTAAGGGATTCTGTTAAACTTCTTTTTTTAATGGTGCAAAGAAGTGTTTGTTGTCTCTCATAATAATTTCTGGTTCTGTTGGCTCAAAAATATGTTCTGATTCTTTTTTTACAGTAAACGCTAAGTCCTGTGAGTCTTCTAGGATTAAAAAGATGTTATTATTATTTTCTTTAAAATATTCTTCTAAAGATACTTTTGTTTTATCAGCTGTGTGTATGTTGTGACTATTCAGTCCGCTTATACCGTCACTTCTATCGACGTAAAACTCAACCCCAAACTCCTTCATCATATAAAGAGCAACTATAGCATCTGTATAATAATATTTTTTACTCATTTTCCCCTCCCAATAATTCAGAAATAGCTTTTTGAGTCTCTTCCGATTGCTCTTCTAATTTTGCCTGTGCTTCTACTTTAATTTTTACAATCATTTCCTATCTCCAATTCTCGTTAATAAACTTATCCCACTTAACCGACCAGCAGGGATAATTCTGGCTCATAAACAAATCCACTAGCTGGAAAAACTTATAATTATAATCATCACCACTAACACTCTTCATCTCTTTTAATTTTGCCTGTGCTTCAACTTTTATTCTTGCTTCTTCCTCTTTCTTTTGGCGGATTTCTGCGAGATTAATTATCATAAATTCCATTACGAACCAAAAATCTGTAAGTTTCATAAGTCTTACTTTCTGAGATACATTTTATCATTTTCGGTTTTCTATTTCCTTCAACTACAAACATTGCACTTATTAGAGATAAGATAAAAACGATTACTAAGACTATTACAAATTTAGATACTGACATAATTTTATTTAAATACTTTACTAAAAGCCCAAAAAACTCTTGAGCTATCCCCTTTACTCTTTAACGATCCAATTCAAAAACTTTAAAGCCGTTCCTGTTAATCCTTTTTTGAGAGAATTTTTAAATCCGACTTTTTCCTCATAGTTCTCAGCAAAAAGTAAAATAGCCGATTTAGGAATATCAAAAGCAGTTGCGTATTTTTCCAAAACTTCAATTGAAGGAACTTTTTTGCCGCTCTCAATTTCTGAAACATAAGCCCTGTCAATGCCTGTTTTTTCTTCAAGCTGTTGTTGGGTTAGTTTGTTAAAAACTCTTATGTGTTTTAAGATTCTGTTTAAATTATTCATAGTAAATTTATTAAGTTAATATTGGATATTAGCAACAAATTTTATTAATAGCAACAATTAATTTAACTTTTCTTCACAATAATTTTTAACCAAGAAATATCGCTCTAAGTCCTTTCCCTTCAAGGCTCTATCCTTATAAATCATTTTCAAATCTTTATAATTAACTTAAAAATTACACAATACTGGCTTATTATTCTGGTCAACTTGTGGTGTAACTGTTCTTCCAACAAAATAAGTAATACCATCAATACATTCTATTGCATGACCATTTACTCTTTTTTGCTGTAGCTCGTCCATAAGGCCCCATATTATACACCCCGTTATCCACACCAAAAAGAACAAAATAAACCATTCAATTCCGTCATTTTTCATAATTTTTCCTTTATTTATAATATTCAAACATTGCCCTAGTTTCTGAACTAGTTAATTCATAATCACTCATCCCAAAGAACTCACACATTTTGTAAAGCTGTTCAATCAATATCCCCATTTCTTCCTTAGTTGCCTTAGTTAGGCTTTTAGGAACTACTGATTTACTAACCTTTTTAGAATAACCTGCCCCAAGTTTAGCCAAATTACTTACAAAATCCTTATCACATATTTCACCATATTGCTCTTGAACATACGGCGCAAGATTAGTAGCTAAACGCCAATAGCCAGCATATGGCTCTAATGTCCCGCTTTCAGTTACCTTCTTAAATTCAACTTCAAATTCCCCTTTTTGGCAAAAAGCTATGGATTCAAAATAAACTTGATTACAGAATTTTTTTTTATCTTCTTCTTGGCCGCTAAAAACTAGTTTCACTCATCCTCCAAAATTTCAACCCCGCAATGTTCACCGCATTTACCGCAAAGATCAGTATTCTCGGTTATTGCATATCCGCAACAGTTTGATACTTCTTCTGGGACTTCTTTATACCTATATCTTTCCCCTACTTTTGGTAATTCATTTGTTTTTGTCATTATTTACTTTGCCATTTAGTTAAAATTGCTAGCTTCATCCATTTTCGCTATTTCTTCAAAAGCATTCTTCATTACATCTTTAGCATCTGCCAACATTAGATATAAATCATTTGCATATTTATTGAGACGGTTTATTTCTTTTTTCTTTTCTGTCCATATTTCAGCTAAAACCTCTAAACTTTCTGCGTTTTCCACCAAATTTTTAATTATCCTAAAATCAGCTTCATTTGCCGCTTTTTGGGTTGCTTTCATATCTTCATCTGCGACTTCTGCTAATCCACTAAATTGGTTTTTAGGTGTTTTATCAACTGGCTCTGATTGTAATGGTGGTTCAGCTTGTGCCATCTCATCACCAGTATAAAGTCCACTTAAATCTTGTGGATATGCTTTTCTTAACGCTAGAGCTTCTGCTACTTTTGCAAGCATTGTGTGAGGCATCTTTTTCCACAATCCAGACGGGTTGTTCTCTTTATCGGTTTGAACATACTCCGACCAATAAGCAACACCAACAGCAGCAGGATAGCGCACATCGCCACGGAAACGATAGACTGCGACCTTGCATGAAATTAGCTTTGCGCCCTCTTCTGTAAAAATAGGCTCATCTTGTCCAGCATAATCGCCGCTTCTTTCTGCAATAACTCTGAAACCATCAATTGAAGTCTGGATTGACATTTTATTAACCCAAACCCATGCGCCGTTAACATTCTCTTTGCAAGCTCTGTGAATAGCATAGATTTGACGAGTAAGCGGATCTAAGCCAGTTCTTTCTGCCTGATATAAGAACAATTGCAATTCGCTATCAGTTGCTTTTGGGGCAATCTGTGATTTAATTAGTTTAACTTGGTCTTCATTAAAATTTATTACTTGTAATTCTTTACTCATTGTTTTCTCCTTTATTGGTTTTTTATTAAGTTCTTCGTGTTTAATTCGATCCCAATTGCTCCAAGGCTGACCTTGCGAATCATATTTAGGTGGCAAACTTCTTTTAAATTCTTGGTCTTCTAAATCATCTGTTGCGTCAGTCATTGTTTTCTCCTTTAGTTTCAGCACACTCAAACGAGCCTGCCATTTCGTAGTAATATTGTTGTAATTCGTTGTATTCTTCGTCCATAAAATTATCTCCAAGTTCTATGTAATTCTGCAATGTGTTCCATTCCATCATAATCTTTAATGGTGTATTGAACACCATCAGGTATTTCAACTATTTTAAGTTCACTATAGGGTCCACTTGCCGTTTCTCCCAATTGTTCCACACATTCAATCAATTTAGGATTGGTTCTATCATTATCAAATAAATCACCAATTTTATCTTCCTTGCATTCTAATCCTAAAAATTTATAGGCTTCTTTTGATAAACAGAATCCACCAAAGGAAGTATTTATTACTATTTTCATATTTTTTTAATTAAAGTTAATATTGTTGCCAGTCCATTAGTAGGTAATTTTAAGGTTTCTAATCTTGCCAGAAGCAAATAATCTAATAATATCTTTGGCTTGCTCTTCATTTATTTTGTCAAAATATTTCAGCAAATCTTCCAATATCTCATTATGGATTTTAGCTTGGTGGTCTTTGTTTTTAGTTTTAACTTCCTCTTCCGCTTTCAATTTAGCTTCTGCATTAGCTTTATCCTTAGCTTCCTGCTCAACTTTTCTTTTAGCTTCTGCCTCTGCATTCTCGGCTCTTTTATTAGCTTCTGCAATTGCATTAGCCGCCGCTTTTTCTGCCTCAAGTTTAGCTTGTTCTTTGATTAGATTTTCTTTTTCTAATCTTTGTTTTTCCTCTGCATCAGCCTTCTCTTTTGCGGCTTTTTCAAAACCCAAAAGCTCATTATCAAGGAAAGTTATTGATTGATTAATCAAAGGCAAAGCCTCATCTTTCAATCCGAACCAATCATAGCTGTTAAGTAAAATCAAGTTGGTTTTTTTAGCAACGCAAGAATCAATATTTAGACTAGGAATAAATAAATTATTCTTAATGACTTTTAACTTTTCCTCCCTTTCGACAAGGGGAGCAAGTTTTTCCTCAACAATCTTTTCAAGTGTCAACTTAACTTCGCTTCTAGTCTTGGCAATAATCCTACCCTCTTCTTCTAGAGGATCACAAAACTCTTTAAATTCCTTAATGAACTTATTTGCATTAGTTTTGAATTGTTTAGATTCTTTAATGTCTTCTTTGGTATCAAACTTTAGGACATTGTTTTTAAGTGCCTTAATATTATCAAGCAATCTGTTAATATTGTCTCGGTTACAAACCTCCTCTCTTTGAGTTGGAATTTTAATATCGTAAATTGTAATTTCGTTTGTCATTGTTTTAAGCTTTTAAGTTAATATTGTTATTATTTCTCTATAATCTTGTATTAAATCTGATCCGTCATTTTCTTCCAATTCTTTCTTGGCTTTATTAATTTTATCTTGCAAGTCATCATTCTTTTGGAACTTTACTTTATGACCATCAATATAAGATAAATTGTTTATCTCTGGAAATGTATCCGCATCATTAGCAGAATAAAAATCAACAATGTTATTTTCTAACTCCCGATAATTATTGGCCTCAAATTCTTTGCCGTTTTCTAGCTGGGCAATAACAAATTCATTATCCCTATAACTCCCCTCATAGACCTCAACTTCGTATCTGATCTCTTGTGTAGAAAAAACTTTAACTTTCCTCTCGCCTCTTTCTTGACCTTGTAAAGTAATTTCAAAATCTATTGATTCTTTCGAATCTTTAAAAATAGAATTATCAGGATAGTAAAATGCAGAAAAACGGACTTTATTTTGAATGCAATAATCCACCATAGAATTAATGTTTTCGGGGGTGATTTTCATATTTTATAATTTAGATTGTTAATAAACTGATTTACTAAACAAATTTACTTAATAATTAATTTCAATTTGTTATTGAGGATTCTAAGGTAACTATTTTTAATTGTACACAATTTTATTGCAATTTTATTACAATTTTTTAAAAAAGCGGTTTAAGCCTTTAAAATCAAGGTGATTATTTTATATCACTTATTGAAAATATCAATATTTATTATTACTTGACAATTTTATTACAATGTTTTAAAATTCTTTTTTAACTTAAAATTAAAAGATTATGCCAAAAAAAATCATATTAGTTGACGACAAATTTCGGGATCAATTTATTTACGGTTACAATTCTAAAAATGAATTTAACTATGTTTACACAATTAAAGATTTACAAAGGATTTTTAAACTTAGTCAATGGACTTTCCGCAAAATTAGCAAAATTTACGGATTAAGTAGAAACAAACAAAAAAAGATTATTTAATTGGCGAGGTGGGTAATGAACAAAAATATTAAATTGATTATCTTGACAATACTTTTGACTGTGGCGCAACTTTATTTTTGTGGAATTGGTGCGTTTATTGGATCTGTGATTGGTGGGGCCTGTTTATTTTTATTAATTTATCTAAGGAAATACAATGACTAACAAAACCTGCCCCACCTGCCAACACGAAGAAGAGCTTTGTCTTTGTGTTGGCGTTGCTCACGGCTAGATTTTGGGCAACTGTTCAATGCTTGAGAATGAATAAAGCTTATCATCCTTTCCTACATTGAAACAATCTCTAAGCCAAAATCTAGCTCGTCTCTTAGCTTCACTTTTCTTGCCAGCAGGTAGGTTGTAAATCTTGAAAATTACGCCTGCAATCTTAAATTCATAGTTCATAAATTATTCTTTACCAGTTCAAATTCAAGAACCCAAACCCAAGGATTAGCTTCAAACTTCTCTTCTGGTTTTTTGTGGGTTGCGTTCCAAAGATTTCTAAAATAATTGTTAATATTTGTGGTTGTATTTGGATTAATTCCCTCCGCAATCGCATCCTCGTCACTAATCTCAGAAAGCTTTTCCACTTTAATCTCTTTTATTAGCAGTGTTAGGCGTGAGTGTTCTTGCTTCATGTGTTTGACTGGTTTCCAAAAATATCTTTGAGCATCAACTAAGCTTTGTTTATAATAAACTTGATCAGCAAATATATTAAAACTCTCTTTGCAAAAAATCTTTTGTCCTGCTTGGTAGGGGCATTTAACAATTTGACCTAGAAGTTGTTTATTGTCTTTTGTCCACCAATTCCATTGATTGCCTTTGTTGTAGCAATCAAAATAAGCATCAGAAAAACTTTCTGGCTGAATTGGTTGTGGCTTAATCACCTCCCTGAATTGCGTTTTATTCCCCGCAATCAATGCTTGCACTTCTTGTGCTGTAAAAACTTTACCCTTCATGCTTCGTTGCCTCCAATTGTTTTTTTGTCTCAGAAATCATTTCATCGATAAGTTTTACACTAATGGTTGCCTCTGTTTTTCCAGTTGATAAAATTGCTAATTTTAATCCTTCTAATGCGTAAAAATAACCAGCGTCAAAACCATTGCCTGCCGCATTGCGAGCCATAAGTTCCATTGTTTCTTGTTCGTTAAATATTTTACCTTTCATATATTGATTTTATTTAAACTTATTAAAAATTCTCCGCCAAAAATAAGAGCGGATTATTGATAAAACAGTGAATATGCCACTAATAATTGCAACTTGTCCATTATTAGCCTCAATCCCAAAAATAGGCGTGATTATCAGCTTCCAAGTGGCAATTGAAAGCAGGAAGCCAGAGCCAACATTTATGATAGCTTCAATTAGTGATTGTTTTTTGCTTTGCATTAGAATAAAGATGACTGTTTGATTTCTTTATTCTTAAATCTCTTAATAGCTTCCTCAAGATTTAATTTTGCTTGCTTAAAATAGCTATCTTTTAATTCAATTCCTATTGCTTTACGACCCATAGAAACAGGACTAAAAACCTCACTACCTACTCCCATAAATGGAGTTAAAACAACTTCATTAGGATTTGAATATAATTCTACAATCCTATCAATAACATCTAGTTGCAAAGGGTGTACATGTTTCTCGTCATCTTCTTCTTTTGAATCTCTAAACGGTAACACATTATCAATTCTAATATCATCCCAAACACTCGAAGCGTAACGCTGCCAGATGTAATGATTCAGTTTAGTTATTGATTTTGATTCATTTATATTTTTTAAATGATCCCACAATTCAACCTCATTTAATTTAGATCCGTGGGCATTGTTCCACGCTCTTAATATATTAGGTAAAATTGGTATTTCACCAGCATAATGATTAATTCCAAACTGATGAGTAACAGGAACTAAATTTTCACCTTTTTTTGTGAAAACTAAAACATAATCAGGCATAGCCGTAAAGCATTTTGTACTATCTTCAACAATGAACTTGTGCATTAAAGATTGTACCATAGTTCTCATTCTGACCTTTAAAGGCTCTTTCCAAATTGTTATTCGGTTACGATATTCAAAACCGTATTTTGTATGCAGCTTAATTATCTCATTTGGAAAATCCCAAAGTCGACAAGTATTATCAAACACATCTGCACAATGTACGGCTGTTATTCTTCCCGACTTTGTAACTCTTGAAATTTCTTTAATTAGAAATTCATATTGATCTAAAAATTGTTCTTTGCTTGTGCAATTAGAAAAATCATTTTCTGAACTTGAATAATTGTACAATCCAGCGAATGGAGGACTATATACTGACAAATCAATACTTTCATCTTTTAAGGTAGGCATTACCAGCATACAGTCGCTATTATAAATAGCGTAATTTTCTGTTACAACTTGGTCTTTTACTTTGTTTTCTGTTTTCATAATTATATAAATAAAGGTTTAATAATTTGTTTGTTAAATTCTTTTTTTGAATCAACAAACACGCCATTAACATTTTCAGTTAATTTTTCATGAAGCTCTATTGCTTTTTTTGTCTTTTGCTGCAAAGCCTTCATTACTCTTTCTTGTCCATCTGATAAAACTAAATCAATAACAACATCATTTTCTTGTCCAAATCTCCAAAAGCGTCTAATAGCTTGATAATACTGTTCATAACTCCAAGTTGGAAAGAATACCGAGTGATTGCAATGTTGCCAATTTAAACCAAAAGAAGTAATTTTTGCTTTAGTAATAATTCTTTTAATTTGACCTTTTGCAAAAGCCATCAGTATTTCTTCTTTTTTTTCAATAGATTGGCTACCAATTATTTCTACTGCTCCTTTATCCATTTCCCTCAAATAAGAACTTTCATCATTAGTGTTGCACCAATAAACAGAAGTTTTATCACTAGCTAACTCAACAGCCTTCTCGCATCTTTGTTTTTCTGTTTGTTTTTGTTCTAATCTAACCTCTGTCATAGTTTTTGAAATTGGTGTAAATAAACACATTTGCCCGTCAATATCAAACATTGATTGATTTTTTATGATATGAGTATTTGTGATTAAATTTGGCAATTTGTATCTTTCATTGTTAAAGCCCAAATCACTAGGCATCTTAATCATGATTGACCATTGATTTACCCAAGAAAAAAAATCTTTTTCAGCGTGAGGTTTTAAGTAGAATTTTTCTCCAATATTTCGATTATTTGAATCTACTGAATTTTGATTATTCTTAAAAAACTTTCCCAGCATATCCATATAACCCATGTAACCCAAAGCCTCGCTTGAGGTTCCTAGTTCTATAAAATCATTAGGGCTTGGTGTTGCTGTACTTAAAAATCTATAAGGTATTTTTTTAACAAAATTAGTAATCTTGCCTTTTATTGCTCCGTCAAAGTTTTTTAGAATTGAACTTTCATCACAAATTACGCCGATAAAATCATTTGAGTCAAAATAATGTAGCCTCTCATAATTACAAATTACAATCTTTTTTGAGTGCTTACCATCTTTAGAATATTCAATATCGTCAATTCCTAATTTTTCAGCTTCTAAAATAAATTGAAAAGCAACCGCCAGCGGTGTTAAAATCAATACTTTTTTATTAGTGTGATTAACTAAATTTTGAGCAATAGAAACTTGGATTAGTGTTTTGCCTAATCCTGTATCTGCAAAAATAGCAATTTTTCCTTTTTTGATAGCTTTTTCTATAATATGCGCTTGAAAATCAAAAGCAATTTCAGGTATATAATTTGCTTCAAAACCAAAATCCCCAATGCTATGTTGTTTTGACTTGATAAATTCTTCATAGTTCATAATTTTATCTTAAAAGTTGTTGTTATTTTTTATTATTAACATTTTCTTGTTCCATTATTTTGGCATTAATCAAAATCATGGCGTGCGTGCGTTTTTTTGATGGAGCTGATAATTTAATTAAATCTAAATCTGCACGCAATTCTTCCAGCTTAGATTTTTTAGTAAATTTGTATTTGTTCATAATTAGCATTTGTTTGGTTTTTTTGTTAATGTTGTCATTTTTATATTTTTTTTAAGATTTATAATTAAAAAACTTGGCAAAAGAATCATTGCCATATTGACCTTTTGTCGCCTCAATAATTTCTTTAATTGAATATTTGGTTTTTAGCTTCTCTTGTCTTTCTACAAAATACTTTGTCCCTAATGCACAAGCCCCAGTGATTGTTATATAACAAACAATTGCCTGATCTTTTGTTAAAATACTTTTTAAAGTTAAATCTTCGTATTTGCTTGTGTCTCTATCTGCCAGCTTATAAATTAAACTATCTTTAGCTTCCTTCAAAGTTTTGCCGTGAGAATATTTATCACCCGATTTGATTAAATAAGTTTTTTTAGTTTCACCATGATTGATTACTTTGTAGATATTACCTTTTTTGCTAACAACTTTTGACAAAATACCATCTGCAATAATATGAGGAATGCCATCTTTTAATCCATTGACTAAATGACCAGAAATTCCATAAGGGCATATTTGGATTATATCACCTAGTTTTGGTAGAATTACCTCAAAGATATTTCGATTCACTATCACAATTTCCTTGCCTTTTGCAGTGATGACTGAATCATCTCCAGCATTGATTGTTGAACCACCTCCAGCATTGATTGTTGAACCACCTCCAGCATTGATTGTTGAACCACCTCCAGCATTGATTGTTGAATCATCTCCAGCATTGATTGTTGAATCATCTCCAGCTTTGATTGTTGAATGCCATCCAGCATTGATTGTTGAATCATCTCCAGCTTTGATTGTTGAATGCCATCC